GAGAAACTTTCGTCTAGTCTCTTTTGAGATTCTTCGATTGATTTTTTCAGTTCGGCAGAAGCCTTGTCGATATTTCCTAGGAGGATTTCTAATTTTGTTTTTCTTTTCATACCTATAATCTATCACAGTTTAGAAATTTTGCAAGATATTTTTTCATTTAAATCTCGTTCACCATCAACGAGTTACAACGCAAGGGACCCGCCTTCCCTAAGTCGTTGATATTCAGCTACTTACAACTTATAAAACTTGTGATTGCGTATTGTAGCCACTAGCCTTGCGTCCCTAGCCCACTTAGGAGCGACGCTGATAGCGTGGTAATGGTTTGCACCCTTCACAATGCTCTGTAGCTGTTTATGCACCACTAGGTCAGCTAGGTAGAGAGCGTCTTTACCTTGAGGTGTGGATAGTAGCCTCCTCTTGGTAGCCTCACTCACTCCATCATTCCAGAAGCTGAATTGCTTACGAGCTAGGCACACCTGACTCGCTGATTGATGACGCTCTATCATGCGTGTTTGTATGACGCTAGCCACACCAGCCATACCTTCCATCCCTTCACCCCTAGCTTCTCCTAAGAGTGTGAGTGCTACAATGAGTAGTTCTGCTGTCATAGTGTTAATCCCTTCCACTGCTGATTGCACCGCAGTAGTCGCTAGGCTTCTCTGCACTGATAGTACCAAGGCTGTATCCCTCAGAGCTAGTAGCACCCCATAAGAAGCAAGTCTGCACCATATCGTCAATGATGCTCTGTGCCTTAGTCTTAGCAAGGTCAAGTAGTCCACCCTTGCGACCCTTAGCGTTGATCTTATTGACCAAGCTATGCAACGCAACCTTAGTGAGAGCTTTCTTCACATCATCGGGATGAGCGTAGAAGTAAAACGCTTTGCCGTTGCCCATATCGTGCAACTTGCCGTTAGTTCCTTCCCAATTATAGATGCTATTGAAGAAGTGATTGATCTGTTTGATGCTTCCTTCGAGAAGGTAAGCATTGTTTTCGCCGAAGGTTTGGTAACTGATTTTGAGGTTTTGTTTCATTGGTATATATTGCCTTTCTGTATTGATTTCGTCAAGGGTTATTTATTCATCGCCTCTTGGTGGATAGCTTCCACCTTTTGAGCGTGAGCGTCAAGGGTTGCGATGGCCTTGGTAGAGGCATCCTTTAGGTCTTGGCTAGCTTTGTTGAGGTTTGCGATCAGTTGTTCGTATTTGCTTAATTTCTTCATATAGGTAATCTATCACAGAATAGGAATAGTGCAAGGGATTTTTACCATTTAAATTTCATTGACCATCAACGACTTACAACAACAAAGTAAACTATACCCCCCATTTTTGAAAAAATTAGGATTTTGCTAGGACAAGAATAGCCGAGGGGGTACTAATATCATTCTCCCCAAAGCAATAAAAGTATTATTATATATATGCTTATACTACCCCCTATTTTAAAATCATTTAAAAAACAACCCTATATATTATATTTTGAAAGTTAAAAAAATCGGGGCTCTTTATTTTCATATACCTCTTTTTATATATAGGTAATATTTAAGTGTAATTTTAATTATGAATAATAAAACACAAACATATTTTACAACCCTATTAGTATCAGTAGCTTTATTTGGCCTAATTAAAATAGGATTATATTACTTTAATAAACCTAAAACAGTATCCTATACTAAAGTAGACAAAAAAGAAGAAATTATATTGATTAAAAAAGCTGAACCTGTTACTCCTAAAGAAAATAAACCAAAAGTAACAAAAAATGGCTTAACTAGTGGTGGCAATTGGCATAGTAGATGATATTACAACGTATTAAAGACATTATTCAAGGTAAAGTCAAGATAGGAGAGCGTAGATCTCCTAAATGGAAATCTATTAGAAAAAAACATCTAATCAACCAGCCCAAATGTGCTGCTTGTGGTGGAAATAAGATATTAGAAGTACATCATATACAACCTTTTAATAAGAATCCAGAATTAGAATTAGATTTAAATAACTTAATAACCCTTTGTGAAAGCAAAAAGAATGGAGTATGCTGTCATCTCTTGTTTGGACATCTTGGAAATTATAGATCAATTAATATTAATGTAGTGCAAGATGTTAAAAATTGGTATAATAAAATAACAGAAAGACCACTATTCAAATGATTATAGTTGCTCAAAATATCTTAGTTCCTTTCTCTAATAATGCAAAGTTACCTAAAAATTTTGTTATATCAGATGCAAATTACCTATGCCCAAAGATTGAAACTGTTACAAATATAATATATCCAGCTTATGTTTGGTGGCTTAGATCTTTAAAATTAAGTAAATGGACTCATAAATGGGATTGTGACAACTTTGCTGACGCATTTAAACTTTTTGCTTGTGGGTATTATCAGCAAAACATAGATTCTGAAGCACAGGGAATTGCTGTTGGCGTAGTGAATTATATGGCTAACTCAAGAGCAGAAGACGGATTAAAAGGTGGTCATGCTATCAATATTATCTATGCACAAAATAATAAAAATGATGATAACATAAGCGATTTTGATGTATACTTCCTTGAACCGCAAAATGGTAGATTATATACTCTAACTCCAGAAGAGTTTAATAGTATTTGGACTGTTTATATATAGGCCTTTCCTTACGGATAGTATAATTATATGATACCACCAATGAAATTAGCTGGCCCCAAAGCAGATTGCAAAAAAAATACTAATAATTTAAAAACCATGGAGGCAATTGGAAAAGCTGGCAAGCCTTTTGTCTTTTATGGCGCACTTTCTTTAGCTTTGCATCATAATACTTATTATAGATGTCATAATGATATCGACACCTTAATTTTAAAACAAGATAAAGATTGGTGGGTTAATTATATTAAGAATTTAGATTTCGATTTTAGAATTAAAATAAATGTTTATGAATTCGAGAAAGATTTAGATTTCTGGATACCATCTAAACCTATTCTATATGAAAGAGTAAAAGAAGATAGGCCACATTTTTTAAATAAAAAAGATTACGTTGTTGTAGATGTATCTCTTAAACACTCTTTAGAAGAGCATGAAAATTTTTATACTAAAACAATAAAAGTAAATGATCAAGATATCAAAATAATGAATCCAGACTTTTTAAAATTAACTAAAATAAGAAGAATGCAATTTTGGGATAATGACATCAAAGAAAGTGAAAAACTTCTTAATGAAGCAATAGAGTATAATCAAATTAATGACGCACAAATCGCAGAAATCAAAAAAATAATACAAGATCAAAAAGATATGAGACTGGCAACAGATAAAAAGGATATTTTTGATATTAAGAACTATTTTAATATTGATATTGATATTGACAACATACAAAATATGTAGTATATTATCCATTATGAGGATAATTATATTACTACTATTAATTACAGCTAATCTTTATTCACAAGAGTATTCTAGAGAGTATTTGAAAAACTCTTGTCTAATTAATAGCATAGGAATGTACCAAGATGTTCATGATTTTTTCAAAAATAGAAATATATGGAATAATGTGTTAGTTATGAGCTTTACTTCAAAAGATTGTAAAGGAAGGTGCGTAGAGGAGAGTCATGCAGTTACTATTTTTAACTGGAATAATCAGTATTATGCTTATGATATAAATCAAGGATCTTGGCCAATTAGAACTAGCGCAAATTTACAAAATAGCCCATTGCTTGCAGCAAAATTAATATGTCCAAGGTGGAATATCAAAAGCGCTAGATATTTAGTTTCCCGATAGTGTAATACTATTGGATGTTTAAAATACTATTAGGTTTATCTACCTTAATTCTAGCTTCTTGTGGTGCCTTTTTTTCTGTTAAAGGTATAGGTCTTTTATTCTCTGGTAGTTTTTATTCTGCTATAGCTATGGCAGCAAGTTTGGAATTTGCTAAAATAATGGCTACTAGCTTTTTATATAGATATTGGAAAAAAATAAATAACATAATTAAATTTTACTTGACTTCTGCGGTTTTTATACTAATGTGCATAACAAGTTTAGGTATTTTTGGGTTTTTGAGTCAAGCTTTTTTCTCTACTAAAAGCTCAACAGACGCAATAGAGTCTCAAATGACACTTCTTCAAAATAAAAAACAATCATTAGAAGTTCAGATAGCATCTAATAACGAAAGAATAAAAGTATTAACCGACACAAGAAAAAACCAAGAGTCTAATCTAACAAAAGCTTTAGATCAATCTATAACTACTACCATTACTAAATCTGGAGGTTTTTTTGGCAAAGATACTCAAGAAAAAGTAATAGATAAAAATTCATTAAATCTTAAAACTAAAAGCTTTGACTCGATTCAATCTAATATAGCATCATTGGATTCAAACACAGATAAAATAAATACCTCTAATCAGAATTTATTGAATGAAATTAATATTTTGGACAAAGATATAATATCTTTAAATACTCAAGTCATTAAATCAGACATAGGAACTTATAAATTCATAGCAAAGGCATTTAATTCAGATATTGAATCAATAGTTAAAATTTTTATACTTATAATAGTTATTATTTTTGATCCATTAGCTCTATGTCTATTACTTGCTTTTAATTTTGTTTTAAATGAAGATAAAACTATCATAAATATACCAATAGAGAAAATTAAGGATATTTATCAAAAATTTAAAAGAGGCACAAAATCAACTCATAACAAAGAATTAGCCGACCCAAATCTTTAGTAGTTGACAAAATTTAATAAATATAGTATATTATAAATATGAAATTAAAATATATACTATTAGCTCAAATTTTACTAGTTTCCTCATTAAAAGCTCAAAGCATGTGCTATATATGGAAACATGATTACGGTTCGGCTCAAGATGCCAGAGTTAACACTTTAAAAACAGAAGTAAGCTATCATCAAAATGAATATAATAATCTTAGGAAAATTAAAAGATATAATGATGACATATTAGTATCTAGAGCTCAAGCTAGAGCAGTTATTTTAGCCAAACAAACAGAGCATCAAAGATTGGCTAATCAAGTTTTTAATGATAGAATGACTCCTAATTTTGAAATTAGGCGTTCAGCAGATTCTGAAGCTTTTAATGGTGTGCGAGGATTTTCTGGTTCTAGAACAAGAAGCACACTATGCTCTTCTGGATCTTGCAAATAACTTATTGAGTCAGTGCAAACTGTTTTTTAAATTTTAAATTTAATTTAAAAGAATTTACAGCTAAACCACGATCAAATCTTTTTATGAAGTTTGTTCCTTCTTTTGGCATGACAGCTGTATATTCATTTTTTTTAGTTTTGATTACTATGTGAGTTGGAAGAACTGAAACGCTTCTTAATTTGCCTTTCATTTCTTGTTTCACTGCTCTGGCTATTGCACAATTTTGAGGATTAGCTTTTTCTCCTTCAAAAATGTTTCTTTGACTGATGTTTATGTTTTTATTCATTCTCTCTCCTCTATTTTATAATCATAATTATCACTGTCTTCAGTAACCCATTTGGGGCTATTTTCTGCAGTATAAATATGAGAATTTATTTTTCTTTGCAACAATAATTCATTTGGTTTTGTTGCGAAGCTTGGATCGAATACTCTTATTCTGTTATTAGGTTGTATTGCGAAATTGCCATTATCTAATTTTATAACATGACCAGCTTTATGCTGATCTGCTCTTTGACTAAATCCAAAATTTAATTCATTGTAATCACTATGAGCCCAATCGAGAGTAAAAAGATATCTGCCCATATATTCCTTACCGCTTCTTCCAGTATATTTTACTACTTTATTTTCTAATAAATAAAAATTTGTTATAGCTATATGATAACTAAAACTGTCCCAAAGTTCTAATTCAGTTAATTCCATATCTGGAGCATCTTCTTTAGAGCAAAAAGCACTAATAGGTGCATGCCACCAAATTCCACCGTCTTCCATGAGAAAATTAAAAAGTGGAACTTGGCTTGGTAAGCTTGTAACTCCAAAGATTAAACATTTATATTTTTTATCGAAACTATCTTCTTGATTTCTTAAATAATTTCCTCTTACGTAACATTCAATTGGAGGTATATTTGCATTTAAGTATGCCACAGCTAATTTATTTACACTAAATTAAAAAATATGGTGTAAAAGAATATGTAAGTATAATGTCTAAAAAGCATAAAAATAAACATAAAGAAGATAAGTCTGTTTCTGTGCCTCAAAGAGATAAAATTGAAGGGTTCTTAAATATTCGTGAATTACAATGGACAGATAATCAAAAAATATTCATACAGCTCCTTCAAGATAAAAACACTAAAATAGTTCTTTGCAAAGGTCCAGCGGGAACAGCTAAAAGCTTACTTAGCGTTTATGCAGCTTTAAATGCTATCAATAGCAAGAAAATAGGTGAAATATTTTATGTTCGTAATCCAGTAGAAAGTTCTTCTCATAATCTTGGATTCCTTAAAGGAGATCTCCATAGTAAACTTGATCCTTATTTACAGCCTCTTATGGATAAACTTCACGAGTTATTACCTAAAGGACAAGTAGATATGCTTTTAAAACAAGAAAGAGTAAAGGGATTACCAGTAGGATTCTTAAGAGGTTTAAGTATAAATGCAAGCTATATTATCTGTGACGAAGCTCAAAATTTAAGTATAAATGACCTTTTACTCATTAAAACTAGAATGGGCAAATTTAGTAAACTTATCCTAATAGGAGATATTCGTCAATCGGATATTAAAAATAGTGGTTTTGAAAAAACTTATAATTTATTCGACGATAAAACCAGCAAAGATAAAGGAATACATACTTTTAAGTTTGGTACAGAAGATATTATGAGAAATGACATCTTAGCTTATATTATAGAAAAATTTGAAGAGTTGAAATAACTTAATAATTAAGTGTAATTCTTCGTGATGTCACAAAATCTTCTTTTAAAAGAAATACAAAATCAGTATGATATTACTGAGGATAATGTTCATTCTGTTGGGTATGGAAGAAAATACAAAAATGGAGTAGATACAGGAGAATTAGCTATAGTATATTCTGTAGATAAAAAAATACCCAAAGACCAATTACCTCCTGATCAAATTTTACCAGATAGCTTAATTATAGATGGTAAAAAATATTATACAGATATTGTGGAAGCTAAAAGAATTAAACCATTAGCCAGTTGTTGGAATTATGGATTTAATAATGGATCAGTAGATGGAACAAATGTTTTGCCACATAGACAAATACAAAGACCTCTTCAAGGAGGAATATTTATCACTAATGTTCTAGGTACATATAATAGCTCTGCTCAAACAGTCGGGCTTGGCACTTTTGGATTAATTTGCGTAGATAAAGATACTAACACCTTAGTTGGGTTAACTAACATACACGTACCTACTCCAGATCAATTTAATGCAGTAGAAAGGACTTCTACAAACTCTGCGCATGTTAGAAATGTTTTACAAACTGGAACTTTTACTAGCGCTTCCGATGGATCACAAGTGCAAATTCCAGACTGTATTCAACAATTCAGTGAATCAGATTTTTTGTTGACCAATATTATAAATTTATTACCTGGATATGAAATAGGTAGAATTAAAAAATATCAACCTCTGAGATCTACTGGAAACGGAACAAACTATATAGATTCTTTGGTTTTTACTTTGATAGCAAGTAAAGTTAGTAATTCAGTTTCTTTTAAACAATTGGGGCAAAGTTTTTCTTCAGCATTACCTTGGGCGACAACAGCAGAACTAAATGATTTATTAGTTTCTAATCCATATCTTTATTCATCTGGCAGAACAACAGGAAGAAAAGGGGATACTTGCAAATTAAGAATAATTTCTACTAATAATACGACCAGTCTTCTTTATGTAAGACAAGGAGTTTCAGTTCAAGCAACCATGTCAGATGTTTTTACTTTTGGATGGGAAAATCCTTCTTTATTATCTCCAGTCTATGGTGGAGATTCTGGGTCAGCTATAATAGCAGTAATAAATGGTACGCCTAAAATCATAGGATTAATTTTTGCTGGCGACGGTGCAGAAAATCAAGAAGCAACAATAGGCGTAGGATGTAGAATAGATCGTATAGCTAGTATACTAAATCTAGAAGCTTGGGATGGATCAAGTAAGAACGTAGATTCTAGTGCAAATCTCGATGTACAATATATAAATGGTCTAGATTCGGCAGTTACGAAAACTATAAATAATAAAAAATACTGGCAAGTAGGAATTTCGACTTAATTTTATTAATTTTAATAGTTAAAAATTAGTGTAACTTTTTTAAAGGAATAAGAATAGTCTATTTATGGCCATAACATACGGAGAATGGAGTAATGAAATTAAGATTATATTTCCTACTAGGAGTAGTTCGTCTTCTAGCAGGAGCTCGTCTTCTAGCAGGAGCTCGTCTTCTAGTTCTTCAATAGTCCAAACTTGTCAATCTACTTCATTAAAAGTTACGACAAATAATACTGAATTTACAGGTCAAATATCAACTCCTCCAGCGCAAGCTACCTCAAACTTACTAAAAATAGATTTATCTAATATAAATTCAGGTAATAATCCAGTTTCTTATTATGAGATTTCTATAAATGGAACAATATATAGAACAGAAAATTCTCATTTTGAATTCTTAGGCACTCTTGGTCAGATTTATTTAATACAGGCTAGAGCAGTATGCGATACAACAATAGTTAGTGGATGTAGATCTTTATCTATGACAATTTCTACAGATAATGCATTGTTCCAAGGTAATATAGATCAGCCACCAGCACAAGCCACTTCAAATTTAATAGAAATAGATTTGTCTCAATTAAACACAACTGGAGAATTTGCATTTTATGAAATATTTAAAGACGGAGTAATATATACTACTACTGACGATCATTATGAATTTTCTGGTACTACTGGGGAAACTTATCTTATAAAAGCTAGAGCAGTTTGTAATGCTCCATCTTCTAGTTCTTTGAGAAGTTCCAGTTCTTCAAGAAGCTCCAGCTCTTCAAGAAGCTCCAGCTCTTCAAGAGTTTCCAGCTCTTCAAGAAGCTCTAGTTCTTTTAGTATTTCTAGCGTTTCTAGTTCTTCTAGTGAGTCTTACGCTTTACAAGGCAATTTAAGTGTTTCTATCATAAGAACTGATTCTGCCACTAGAGAAGTTTTCTTTAATGTAACTGCAGATGGCCAATTAATTGATTCTGACACAAGGCAAACAGATTTAGCTAATCTAACAACTTGGGGAACTCAAAGAAATTTCTTGCAATATAGATTCGTAAATGCTGATGCTGCATTGCCTTATGGAAGTTTAAAAACGAATTGGAAAAATCTTTTTATTTTTGATTTCAATAATAATAAATTTACAGTAGTAACTCAATCAACCCAAACAGAAAAATCTTATTTTGATACTTTAAAAAATCAAATTGAGCAAAATAATACAAATGGTGCACTTCCTAATGTTTGGATGGAATTTAGAGTAATAAAAACTTTAGATCCAGCATCAATTCAACCTGGTGATTTATTTTCAAAAACTTTTAAACTTAATTATTTATATAATAGTTTTTATTTATCAGATGGAACAAATTGTGATGTTGGGGCATGCGGAAACCCAAAGGATTTTTCTGAAAGAGAAGTGCCTCCATGCTCAGGTGTAACATCTGTAGTGACAGCATTTAACGTAAGCCCATTAGCACACATAACTGATTTAAGTCTACCAACTCTAGACACAGGAGATCCATCTGGTAGAAAAATAGATATAGATGTAGGATGCGAGCCCTGCATATAATAAAAATATGCCAGCATTAAGATTATATTATAGACCTAGAGGAAATGTCGTACCAATTATTAGTGGTATAGCTTACGACACTAGAAGTTCTACAGATCCAATCGAAGTAACTCCAAAAGGTGGCCTTCCTTCTGCTGATCATATTAGGTGTTTTGTATGCAATCATTTGAGATTTGCCACTGTTACGAGCACTACACCAGGTCAACAGATTTCTAATATCATCCCTTGGGGAACTAATTCAAATATTATCAATAATAACGCAAATCTTGTAGCTACTACTAATATTGGCGATATAAGTGCTGGAGCTTTTCATTTATTAGCCCTAAATAAAGATGGCACAGTAACAGGATGGGGTTCAAACGCTAGTCAACAATTATCATTTTTAAATCATAATTTAACTAATGTTAAAAAAGTTTCGGCAGGTGGATATCATAGTTTATTTTTATTTAATGATGGAACGATAAGTGGTTGTGGGACTAATTATGGACAGCATAATCTAAGATCAGGATATACGAATATTAAAGACGTAAGTGCTGGAGGTTTTCATAGTCTTGTTCTTTTTAATGATGGAACTGTTACGGGTTGGGGAGACGTATCAGCTAACCAAGCACAAAATGTACCACAAGGGTTAACTCAAGTTGATCAGATAAGTGCAGGATCATACCATAGCCTAGCTATTATCAAAAATCCTTCAAACTCAGCTACTCAATTAACTGGTTGGGGTGGTAGTTATAATTCTATTTATAGAAATGCAGCAGAATTACTGACTGGAGAAATTAGAGAAAATGTATTCGTTGGATTAAAAAAAGTTTCAGCAGGTACTTCTCATAGTCTGGCTATTTACGAAAAATTTATTCAAAGATCACCAGGCTCCACGATTTATGATAAATTAAGTTTTGTGACTGGTTGGGGAAATAATTCTCCATCTCAAGTAGATTCCTCTACACCAAACATACATTTAGCTGATGGAGGCAATAATTTAATAAATGCTAAAGATATATCTGCCTCCGCTTATCACAATTTAGTTCATTTTAATGATGGAACTGTTACAGGTTGGGGTAACGCAACAGCTTTAGTTAATTTTAATAATGGTTTTTATGATAAAATTTCAGCAGGTTATGATTATTCTGTAGGAGTAAAGACTTCTACTCCTCCATTTACAGTAGAAAATTTAGATAATAATTGGCCATTTAATGATTTATATTTTAAAGGTTGCGAAGTAGTCCTAGAACCATGTTTTTACGAATACAAATTACCACTTGTAATTAAAAAACGATTAAATAATTAAAATATATTTAGAATATTTTAATTTAAATAGATATAATACTCTATGTTAAAGGCATATTGTTCAAATTGCGGATCTCCAACAGAATATTCTTTAGCTAAACCTAAATTTTGCACTAATTGTGGTTTTTCTTTTATAAATAATACACCTGTAGCGAATAAATCAATTCAAGTTCAACATCCAGTTAAAGCTAAAAGGATAATTAATGAAGACCACGATGAATATGAAGATGAAAACGTAGAAGTTGAAGAAATTAAAGAATTACCAAATATTGAAAATTTAGATTTTGACATAACAATCTCTCCTTCAAATATTGAAAAAATTGGAGATTTGGCTGGTACATCAAAAGAAAATTTATTAAGAAGACAAGAGGATAATACGGCTTCACAAGCTGATGAAAAATTTTTAGAAAATTTTGCTAAAGAAGCTGGAGCTATTCGCCCAAAAAATCGCGTTAGAAAGTTGAAAAATGGCGAGTAAAAAAACCATAAAATTTGAAAACTATATTAGGGAGATAGACCAAGAAATAACAAAAAGAAAACATAAGTGGAATTTGACTGCGATTGCTTGGATGGATTTTAATGACGTATCTCAAATATTAAGATTTCATATTTATAGAAAATGGCATTTATATGACCAAAACAAACCGCTAGCTCCATGGATTAACAGAATCATAAGTAATCAAATCAAAAATTTAATAAGAAACAATTACAGTAATTATACAAGGCCATGCTTGAAATGTTCTGCTGCTGAAAATGAAGATGGATGCGCTATTTACAGTAAGCAATGCTCTCAATGTCCACTATACGCAAATTGGGAAAAAAATAAAAAAATTGCTCATGATACAAAATTGACTTTAAGTTTAGACAATCATGCAATAGAGGTTAATAGAATTCCAAACGAAAATTTTAACATAGAAGAATCTGCTAAAAATTTACATTTCAAAATGGAAAAAGTTTTAAAACCTATAGAGTGGAAAGCTTATAAATTGTTGTATGTAGATGGAAAAAATGAGCAGCAGGTAGCTAAATTAATGGGATACAGAACAACGGAAAAGAATAGAATGGCTGGATATAAACAAATTAAAAATCTAAAGAAAGCTATAATGCATAAAGTAAAAAAACATTTGTATAATGGCGACGTTGATATTATATGAGCGAAGAAATTTTAATTCTAACGGAAGAGCATCAGTTAATCCTATTGAAGGAATGGAATGATCGTCCACATAATCCACCATCTTTAGCTGAACTTGTTAAATTAGCTTTTGGTAGAGATGATTTAGACGGTAGAAGTAAAGAAGGTAAAGCTGTAAAACAATTTTTAGCGTCTAGGCAGATAAAACCTAAAAAAAGTCATGAATATGAAGCCAAAGGTTTAATAGATTTAACAAATGATCAAAAAGAATACATAAGTAATAATTGTAATACTATGACTGGTATTGAAATGGCTAAGATTATTTTTAAAAATGAATCATTGACTAATTTATCTCAAGAAACTAGAAGCGTGTTGGAATACATGAAAGTTATTCCAACTAATATAAAATTCAATAATACAGAAAACGAAGAGGCAGCTTCTGGCGATTATAAACCCCCAAGAAGCGAAGAAAGAATGGTTGCAAAAATTAATAAATATGTTTTAGATGGAATTGATAAAACTAAAATTACACATGGCCAAAAAAGAGAAATTATAGCTCTAATTGGATACATGAATACTCATAGATTTATTCATCAAATTAATCTTTATGATAATGAACCAGATAGAGAATTATTTGAAAGTAGTTTTATAAGATATACTTATAATAAAGCTGACTTGACTCAAGAAGAAGTAGATCAATATATAGTCCTTTGTACAGAAGTTTTAATATCTTCTAATATTCAGCAAACAATCTCTGTACTTCAAAATCAAATTGAATTAGCTATTCAAGATGATGGAAAAATTCCAATGGCTATAGTGGAAGCAAGTAATACGGCCAGAAAAGAGTATAACGATTGCGTAAATCGTCAACAAAAATTAAATAATGATCTTAAAGTTAAAAGAAGTGAAAGATTAAGCAAGCAAGTTAAAGATACAGCTTCTATAATAAATCTTGTTCAGATGTGGAAAGAAGAAGAAAGTCGAGCTAAATTAATTAAAATGGCAGAAATGAGAAAAAAGACTTTGGAAAAAGAAATAGACAGATTATCTTCAATGGACGAAGTAAAATGTAAAATTTTAGGTATTTCTAGAGATGAAATTTTAAATGGATGAGTATTATATGCAAAGTAGATGGTAAAGAGTTCAAAGATGAAAAAAGTCTTCATCTTGCTCTTAGGGGTTATGGCTTAAATAAAGAAAAATATTATCATCAATATTATCCCAAGAAAGATTTGTTAACTGGAGAAACAATAAACTTTAAAACTAAAGAGCAGTATTTAAATAGCGATTTTAACGATAAAAATAATATGAAGAAGTGGCTTAAATCTCAGCCATTAGAAAAATCTAAGGAATACTGCATTGATTTATTAAAAAAAAGAAAAAAAGATAAAAATTTAATTTATAGCCCTTCTCAAATAGAGCTTAGAACAATTATGAGCCCTTCTATAGTTTTCTATAATAAAATTTTTGATGATTATTATGATGTTTGCTCTAGTTTAGGGTTAGAGAATAAGTTTATTCATCCTAAAAATATATCAAATCAATTTAATTTTAAATTAACTAAAGACGATACTATGTATGTAGACACCAGAGAGCAAAATTGGTTAAAATTTAATATACCATTTGAGATTAAAACATTACCTTATGGGGACTATACATGTAGTAATGATAATTGCAATTGCTATATAGAAAGAAAAAGTTTAAGTGATTTTATAAGCACACTAAGCGTAGGAAATCTAGAAAGATTTAAAAAAGAAATACAAAAAGCTCATCAAAATGGATCATATCTGGTTGTAGTAATAGAAGAAAAGCTCCAGAATGCTTTGAGCTTTCAATACTTGCCTCATATTAGTAAAAAAATTAAAGCTACTCCAGAGTTTATATTTCACAACGTAAGATCACTACTACAGGAATATGATAATTTACAATTCTTATTTGTTGATGGTCGAGAAGAAATGAAAAGAACAATAGAGGCTATATTAGCATCTAAATGTTTTTATAAAAAAGCAGATCTTCAACTAGCTTACGATTTAAAACTTTTATGATAGAGTGCCCTAATAAATATATCAAAGAAATAAAAGATGTTAACGCTGAGTTAGCTCAACTTAAAGGCTTTCTTAACGACAAAGAGGCTAAAATAAGTTTAGCAAAATTTTTAAGAGCTAACATAGGTTTTACAACAGAACTTATAAGTGGAGTTAAGTTGGCTCCATATCAAGAGATACATCTTAAAGCATTTTTTAATAGAAATTTTAATATGTGTGTCTTTGGTCGTGGTTGCGGTAAGAGTTTTATGGCTGCAGTTTTTTGTTTTCTTCAATGCGTTTTTGAACCTAATACAAAAATTTTAATAGCTGGCCCTACATTCAGAACTGCGCGTTTTATATTTAGTAATTTAGAAAAAATAGTCGATAGTCCAGGTGCAGAATTATTAGCTCAATGTTTTGGAGCAAAAGCTAAAAGAAATGATCAATTTGAATGGCAAATTAATGGAGGAAGCATTGTTGCTATCCCTCTCAACGGAGAAAAAATTCGAGGCTTTCGTGCCAATATTCTTGTGCTTGACGAGTTCCTTTTGCTTCCAGAAGAAATTATTAAAAACGTTTTAATGCCATTCTTAGTAGCTCCTCAAAACATTAAAGAGAGAATGGAGATTAGAGAATTAGAGGATAAATTGATTTCAGAAGGCGTTATGAAAGAAGAAGACCGAATGGTTTTTGAAAATACGAGTAAAATGCTTGCGTTTTCTTCTGCGAGCTTTACTTTCGAAAATCTTTATAAAACTTATAAAGAATGGTGCGAAAAAATTACCAATAATGAAAAAGGAGAAGCTACATATTTTGTAAGTCAAATCAGTTATGAAGCTCTGCCAGAGGAAATGATTGATAAAACGATTATTGAGGAAGCTCAGAATGGTGGAGCAAGTCATAGTAGTTTTTTAAGAGAATATTGTGCAAGATTTACAGATGGAAGTGATAGTTATTTTAATGCAAAAAAAATGGAAGAATGTACTTTGAAATTAGGAGAAAGACCTCATACATTAGTAAAAGGAAATCCAAATAAAAAATATGTTCTTGGTATCGATCCGAATATGAGTGATAGTCCTAATGCGGATTATTTTGCTATGGCAGTTTTAGAGATAGACGAAGAAAAAAAACAGGCTATATTAGTTCATACTTATTCTGGTTTAGGTAATTTAAAGAATCACGTTGCATATTTATATTATATCATGACTAATTTTAATATAGTTATGATGATTCTTGATAATGCAGGAGCAGATGTATTTTTATCTGCATGTAATGAATCTGAATTATTTAAAAAACATAAATTACATATAAATACATTTGATATAGACTCTGATTTAGAAGGAGTAGATTATGAATTAATGATTAGAAATGCTAGAGGTAAATATAATTTAGAAGATAAAAGAATTGCTTTTAATCAAGTATTTACAAGCACATTCATAAGAAGAGCAAACGAATACTTGCAGGCTTGTATTGACTATAAGAGAATATGGTTTGCCAGCAGAACAGCTTCAGATGAAACATTTTTTAATGAATCTGTTAATTTGACTATACCAATAGACTTATTAAAAGTAGAAGAAAAAAAGGACTGGACTATTCTAGACTTTATAGAAAACCAAGACGATTTTATATATCAAACTAAAAAACAATGTGCTCTTGTAGAGCATTCTTCGACTAGCAGAGGAACCCAAACATTCGATTTACCTCAGCACTTAAAAAGAAGCACATCGGCCAATAAAGCTAGAAAAGACAATTATTCAGCATTAATGTTAGCTAATTGGGCTTTCAAATGCTATAATGATATGATGAGCCAACCAGAAAAAATAGAAAATCCAACTTTTTCTCCTATAATGATAAAATAAAAGTGTAATAATTGAAGTAAAATGTCCAAAAAAATACAAAAAAGCCCAAAAAATACCAAAGATGATATCGGCCAGCCTCTTATGGTTGCATCTGCTTCCAATAACTATGAGAGTATAGCTTCTTCCCAAGATAGTACTACTACCACAAGAAGAAACGCTGCTTCTACAATAACCAGAACAGACAGATATAAGAATATTGATGATGGATTAATACCATTCAAATATTCATTGGGCATCAAGAACAGCTCTAATATGAATGTTAGAGATGCTGTAATTTTGTGTCAAAAAGCTTATTATAATTTTTCTATTTTTAGGAATACTATAGATTTAATGACCGAATTTTCTACAAGTAATATCTTCTTCAGAAATGGAAGTCAAAAAAGTAGAGACTTTTTCTCTGCACTTTTTAGAAAAATTAATGTTCACGAACTACAGGATAAGTTTTTTAGAGAGTACTACAGAAGCGGGAACGTGTTCTTGTATAGATTTGATAATAAAATAAAAGAAGAAGATGCTCAAAAAATTACTCAGACATTTGGTGCTATATCTAACGCTTCAATAGATCTTCCAGTTAAATACATTATATTAAATCCAGCTGATATCCAAATTGGTGGAACTATTAATTTTTCTTCTGGTAAATTTTATAAAATTATAAGTGATTACGAATTAGAGAGATTAAAAAATCCAAGAACAGATGAAGACAGGGAAGTTCTTAATGCTTTACCTCCAGAAACTAAAAAATTAATTCAAAGTAAGACTTTAGGAGTTTTAACTCTACCATTAGACAATGATAGACTTTGTGCCGTTTTTTATAAAAAGCAAGATTACGAGCCATTCGCAGTACCAATGGGTTTTCCAGTTCTCGAAGATATAAATTGGAAAGCTGAAATGAAGAAGATGGATATGGCGATAACTCGCACAACTCAACAAGCTATTCTTTTAGTAACCATGGGCACAGAGCCAGAAAAAGGTGGAGTAAATCAAAAGAATTTGGAAGCGATGCAAAAACTTTTCGAAAATCAAAGTGTTGGAAGAGTTTTGATTGCTGATTATACAACAAAAGCTCAATTCGTTATTCCAGATATAGCAAGCTTAATTGGTCCTCAAAAATATGAAGTAGTTGATAGAGATATTCAAATTGGCTTGAATAATATTCTAATAGGAAATGAAAAATTCGCTAATCAAAGCATCAAAGTTCAAGTATTTATAGAAAGATTAAAGCAGGCTAGACAATCATTTATTAATGAATTTTTAATTCCAGAGATCAGGAGAATCAGTAAAGAGTTAGGATTCAAAAATTTTCCAACTCCATATTTTGAAGATATTGATTTAAAAGATGACGTTCAATATTCTAGAATTTATACTAGATTAGTTGAGTTAGGAGTATTGACTCCAGATGAAGGAATCAAAGCTATAGAAACAGGTATACTACCTAATCAAGAAGAGTCTCAGGAAAGTCAAAACTCTTTCAAAGCTCTTAGAGATAAAGGCTTGTATCAACCACTGATTGGTGGAGCAAAAGCTAATGAAGCTGGTAGACCACAAGGATCAACAGGAGTTCCACAATCTACAAAACAAGTCAGCCCAATTGGTCAAGGCAAACAATCCAAAGCTAGCGAAGATAAATTTAGCTTTTTGAAAGTGAAAGAAAATCTTATAGCTGCTCAAAAATTAGAAGAAGAAGTAGCTGCTTCGCTTCGTAAGAAGCATAATCTTAAAAAGCTAAGTTATTCTCAAAAAGAAATAGCAGAACAAATTTCTAAAATCATTATTGCTAATGAAAGTCCAGAAAATTGGTCTTCTAAAATAGAAAATTATATAAAAGAACCAATAGATAAAAATCAAGAAGTTGTATCCAATATAAATTCAATAGCTTGCGAGCATCAACTCGATAGTTATCTAGCAAGCATACTTTATCACAGCAAGGTAAAATAATATGCCTAATTACATTAGAATTAAACAACTTGATCAGCCAGAGTTAAGTGGTTTTGTCGCCAATACTATTGGGACTAGTGATTTTGTTGTGAATACTGCTAAAGATTTAGTTTCTGGTTTTGTTGTATCCTATAATGATCCTGCTGGTAATTTTACTCTTAGATCTGGCGATCAAACTATAAGTGGAGTTAAAACTTTCTCTACTGGAATATTCGCTCCAAATTTAGTTTACAAAACTGGTAATCAAAATATCGACGGAACAAAAACTTTTTCATCTTTACCAACTGTAAATGGTTCTGGCCTAGCGTTAAATCAAGATATAGATTTAAAAGCTATAGCTTATTCAATTGCTTTGGGATAAAATGGTGTAATTTAAGGTAAATTTATGAAACAAGCTGTAAATAGTTATTCTTTTGATGCGGTAAATAAAGAAATTGTATTAAATAATATTTTAGTTGATTTAGATCAAATTCTCCTTATCGCAAATACTACAAAAGCAATTCTTTATTATAATTTCGCGTCAGGATCTAGAATTAAAGCTTTAGTTAAAGATGGAGCTTCTACTTATTTAACTTTAGACGATGCTACTGATACTTCAGGAGCTAGTAATACTGATGCACTTATTATTTATTATGATGATCACATCAGAAATATTGGAACTTCCAGCACTTTTGGATCTTTCACAAGCATAACGTCTGCAACGTTAAAAGTAAGCAATACGAATAGAAAAGTTTTAACAATTTATAATCAAGGGCCAGGAAATTTATATTTATATTATGGCACAGGTGCTTCAGTTTCAAATTACTCAATAAAGCTCAGAATAGGAGATTATTTTGAAATAGATAAGTATACTGGACTAGTATCTGCTATTTTTGATTCACCTGGAAGCGTTGCTAAAGTCACGGAGATTACATAATGCCCTTATTTCGTTCTGACTTCATATTTACTGGAGATCTAGACGTTTCATTGGGCAACAATAAAACATTCGGTAGATACTCTAATGGAGAAAAAATACCAGCTAGCGGTAAAACTCTTCCAGAAATTTTCCAATTAAGTTTAGTAGAGCCTATTAATCCCACAGTTTCATTAAACTCCAGCAGCGTGATAGGATTTAACCAAACTTCTATAAATAATACTTTAAGTGCTTCTAATATAATAAATAGTTTAAACTCTTCTGTGCAAACTGGTTACATAGAATTCAGAAGAGGAGGTGGCTCTTGGACGAATCTAACTGGAAATCAATCTTCTTCTATTAATTATAGTCATTCCTTAACAGATACAAATTTTAATACAAGCCCATTTAATTATAGATATGTAGTCACTGATACAATGGGTGGGACAAATACTGCCACATTAACAATCAATCCAGTTGCTTACGTTCCGCCAACTATTACAAATATTTCTATTGGCGCAGATGCAGATTTAGGAAATATTTCTACAACCTTAGCTGGAACAATTAATAAAAATTCTGCTAATGTAGATTTAAGTAGTTATCAACTTCAATATCATACTGGAGATAATAATTGGACCAATATTGGTGTATCTACTTCTATTTCTAATTTAAATTTTAGTGTTTCTCATAATAATATAAATTTAGTAAATGCCACAACAATATCTTATAGAATCCAAATTGTAGACCAATATCAAATTACAAATTTAAATTTGGGAACGAGATCATTCTTTTATAGAAATTATTTAGGATATAGTTCTAATACAGTTTTGACTTTAACTCAGGTTCAAAATCTAGCAAGTTCGATCTTATCTAATTCAAAATCTAGAACAATTTCTTCAGTATCTGCTGGAGCAGCAAATTATACTTATTATTGCTATCAAGCTTCTCAAGGAGATTTATCTTCGATTATACAGGATAGTGCGTTTCAAGTATTGGGATCATTTATAAAACTAACAGATGTTGTAGGAGTAAATAACTACGGAGCAAATGTAACATATAGAGTTTATAGATCTAACTCTACAGATGCATTTACAAATGCTTCATTAGTTTTTAATTAAATATGGCTATTAATTTACCAGACGTCGTTCAGCATAATAATCAACTAAACGCAATAGTCGATTCTAATTTTGTTAGAGGTGGTACAAGATCTGTTGCCAATTTAACTGAATTATATCAAATAGGTAGCGGCGCAAATAGCAAAGTAGATCAGCTTAAAGAAAATGTTACAAGAGTATACGTAAGTGGTGAAAATAAATTTTATTTATTAAAAAATATAAATAGTAGAACAACTTCTGCTGGTTGGCAACCTGAAAATTATGTTTATACTACTGGAACTCAAACTATAAGTGGAGCAAAAACTTTTACAAATTTAATTACTGCAAATCAATTAAGCATGTTTGATGTAGATTTGTTCCAAATTTCTGGAGTTAATTTAGAAATATATGATGGAAATGTTAATTTTAAAATTAGACCAACTGTTAATGGTTCTGGAATACAATTAAGAGGAGAAGTCGCTGATGCTCCACCAAGTTTAAATTTTAATGGTAATAGAAATATAAAAAGAGGCACTTTCCCTTCTGGAGTAAATGCAGGTGGTTCAGATATAATCAGTTTTGTAAATAATGTATTTTTTCCGACTGTGCCTTTATCAATATCTTTAAAAGATAGCCCATTATTGACAGGAGGAATACAAAATTATAGAATAACTTTTACAGGATCAATAAACGGTAATGATGAATCTGATGCAGCTTTAGGAGCATTAATAGCTACAGATATTTCTAGTAACCAAACTGTATTTGTGGACCCGACTCCACAATTTGGTAATTTTTATTACACAGGATCATATAACGTATCTCAGGACACAGCTATAAAAGTTGATCTCTCTTATTTTAAAGGTACTGAAAAACAAATTTCTCAAAACGCTAGTATATTATTTGAGTATCCAATGTATTACGCTACTGGTGCTGATAACTTATCTTTTAACCAAATACTTTATGTAAATTCAGAGTCTAACCAAGGATTAAGACCAGGAGTAGTTATTAAATTAGAAGAAAAATCTGATAAAAAAATTGTATTTAATACAAATAATGAAATTATGTATGCAGTATTTCCATCTAGTTGGGGAGAGGTAACTAGCATTAAAGATCCAAATGGATTAGAAAATTCAGCAGGATGGCAATTATATTTGCAACCTTCTAATTTCTATGTTTACAAATCAAGGTATTATTCTAGTGTATCTAACTTTGAATTGACATTTAAATACTAATATGAATACAGGAATACCATTAACACTAAACTTTGATCTAAAAGCTCCTCTTCCTTTGGACCAAAGATTATCAGTAAATGTAACAGGAGAATTAAATTCTATAATTCAACCATATTCTGGCATGCCAGTCTACTCTGCTGATACTCAAAAAATGTATTATTTAAAAAATATAGTAAATAATCAAAAATCTTGGGTAGAATTTCCACCTTCAGATGAATTAGTAAAAAACTATGGTAATGAAACTATAAATGGAATTAAAACTTTTTCATCTCGTCCAAACGTAAATGGAAGTGGATTTTTAGTGCAAGGTGATATCACACTAGGAGACGTAATTGGTATTCCAAATTTTCCAACAAATGCAGTATATAATGATAATTTACTAATGAGTTGTGCTCCCAGTGGATACTTAACAGGAGATGGATATAGTGGAAATTATGATGGTGGATATTTCTTTGGAAGAACAAAGATAACTCAAAATACAACTAGAATACTAGAAAGTAGCATAGGTGATAATTTTATTCCAGTGACAGGAACATCAGTACTGAATGGCTCTTCATTTTCGGGAGCATGGAGATGGTTGTCTTGCAGTAGTGACGCCAAATATATTACAGCTTCTCGTGACTCCAATAACCTTTACTCATCAAATGATTTTGGAAGAACTTGGTATACAACAGCTAAAAATATTGGTAATAAAAATTGGAGAGGAATAGCTATGAGTGCTGATGGAAAGTATCAAACCGCTGTTTCTACTTCTGAATTTAGTATACAAGGTGTTTTAGCAGTTTCAAATAACTATGGTATTTCTTGGGTAACTAAATACGAAAATACAAATCAGTGGGTAACACCTGCTATAAGTTCTGATGGAAAATATCAAACTGTTATTTATAGCAATGGAAACCCAGGGCCAGTTTATATTTTTAGATCTACCAATTATGGAGAAAGCTTTAGTCAAGTTGGCCCAATTGCTAATTCAGTAGCAATAGCAGCTTTAAGATTTATAACAATGAGCAGCGATGGAAAATATCAAACTATTGTTGCAAGTAAATATATTTTAACTTCTTCTGACTATGGGTTGACTTGGAGACAAGCGTATGTAGCTCCTACAAACATACCCTTCTTTTCAGTTTCTATGACCACAAATGGAAGGTTTCAAATAGTTTCAACCTCTGGTGGAACTAGTTTTAATGGGCAAGTTTATGTTTCTAATGACTATGGAAACACTTGGAACATGGTAAAAGACTTTGGTCGAAATATTAGTTTGACTTCAATTTCTAATAGTGATCATGGTAGACTGATATTAATGAGCATGAAAAATGGATTTATTTTCACTTCTACTGATTACGGAAACAATTGGAATGTTAAAACTACAAAACTAAATAATACTACTATTCTTACATCTGCAATTTTAGATACTACAACTGCCAATATTAATGTGGCTTCGTCAGCTGGAATGTCTATAGTGGATACTAGTGGAAGTAATTTTTTATTAATCGACGATGAAATTTTATATATAACTGCGATCAATGGAAACACTCTTACAGTCACTAGAGCATACGCTGGTACAAGAGCATCAACACACGCAAATGGAGCTACAGTTATACTTTCAAATGACTGGCGAAGAACAGCAATTAGCAATGATGGTAAATCTTTAATTGCATGTGATAATAATTTTGGTGATCCAGCGACTAATACAAAAGGCGGATATATTTATATTTCTGCAACTGATGAGAAAGTTGATGGGAATTTTTATGCAGATAATTTAGTTTATAATGTTGGAAATCAAAATATAAGTGGAGTCAAAAATTTTATTAGTCGTCCACAATTTAATGGATCAAATCTTGCAACTACTGCAGATGTACAAGGGGGGATTATTACTGATTATGTTAATTTAACTACATCTCAAAATATCGCAGGAGTAAAAAACTTTACTAGTCGTCCACAATTTAATACAGCAGACTTAGCTACTGTCTCACAAATTCCTACCAACACAACTTACGTTGATATGACGACAAATCAAACTGTTGTAGGTGTGAAGAACTTTAGTAATCGTCCACAGTTTAACAGCGCAGATCTAGCTACCGTCTCACAAATTCCTACCAACACAACTTACGTTGATTTAGCTAGTACTCAAACAATTCCAGGGGATAAAACTTTCAGCAATGCTCCAAAGGTTTCAGTTGCAGGAGTCCCAAGAGCTTTGGCTATAAAAAATGAAACTGTAGATTTGACTACAGCTCAAACTGTTGCAGGTGTTAAGAACTTTAGTAGTCGTCCACAGTTTAATGGCATGGATTTAGCAACCACTGGTGAAGCAGCAGCGGGAGGAGGAGGAGCAGCTATTACTGATTACGTTAAACTTACAACAGATCAAACTATCGCTGGAACTAAAACGTTTTCTAGCACTATAGTTGGATCAATTAATGGTAACGCTGCTACTGTGACTAACGGAGTTTATACTGCTGGAGATCAAACTATCGGTGGAGTTAAAACGTTTAATAATACTCCAAAAGTTTTAGTTTCAGCGGTATCAAAATCTTTAGCTTTAAAAGACGATGTTGTAGATTTAACTACAGCTCAAACTGTCGCAGGTGTGAAGAACTTTAGTAGTCGTCCACAGTTTAACAGCGCAGACTTAGCTACGGTCTCACAAATTCCTACCAACACAACTTACGTTGATATGACTACAGCTCAAACTGTCGCAGGTGTGAAGAACTTTAGTAGTCGTCCACAGTTTAACAGCGCAGACTTAGCTACGGTCTCACAAATTCCTACCAACACAACTTACGTTGATATGACGACAAATCAAACTGTTGCAGGAACTAAAACATTTTCTTCTGCACCAACATTTAGCGCAGGAGCTGATTTTAATTCAAATAAAATAGCAAACGCTATACCAGAAACAGTATCTGTTACAGCTAATTTGACTTTAGATGCAACTTATAATGGTAAAATAATTTTAGCAAATTCAGCATCAGCATTTACAATTACTGTTCCCTCAACTCTGACTGCAGGGTTTAATGTTTCTGTTATACAGCAAGGAGCTGGACAAGTAACAATTTCTCCAGGAGCAGGTGTAACATTAAATAGCTTTAATAATCAATATAAGACTGGTGGACAATATGCAGCGTTATCAATATTAGCTTTAAGTAGTAGCACTTTTATAATGTATGGGAATACAGCATGATAGTATTACCCTCCGTTCAAGCTGGTATAACTGGATATTCTGGAGTAGATTTAGACTTTAAGAATTATATTTCTAAAATAGAAACTGCAGATGCAGCGAGTTTAGAGACAACAACAAAAGATGCTATTAAAGCTTTTATTTTAGGTTGTAAATTTGATGGAATTTGGTCATCTATAATTTCTTGTGCTATTTTTGCTGGAGCAAGGACCTTAAATGGAGCATTATCCACTCTAAAAGGTAGTGCATTAACTAATAATTTATTTGTTACAGCTAATTATAATAGACAATCTGGACTTTTAGGAGGAACAGGCAAATTTTTAAATACAAATTTAACTAATACTATTGATGCCACAAATAGAAATACTGTTCATGCCGCTACATATACTACTACTGCTGCTAGTGGTGGATATACTTTAGGAAGTGACACGGCTCAAAATGGAACTATAGCATTAAGACCATATAGCGGTGCTACATCAGTTTTTAGAGCTCACAATGGAGGAAGCTTTGATAGTACTGGTGCTGTTGTTGGTTTTGCTGGAGTCAGTAGGTCTGTCTCAACTGATATAAATTTATATTATAAAACTTCAACTGGATACTTTTCTGGAACAAGTGTATCAAGTTCAGTAGCAGTAACTGTTCCTACTAATATTTATGTATTTGATAGATTTAATACAGGTATTCCATATAGTAATAGAATTGCATTTTACAGTGTCGGCACTCATTTAGATTTAGTAAAACTAGAAGCAAGAGTAAAAACTTTAATTGATACTTATGTATCTTTAGGTTTGGTATAATAATTAATTATTAGATTTTAATATTATATATTAATATAATATAGTGTAATCTTTTATGAGGAATATGTTGTCTAAAATATTTGGCCCTAATTGGAGATCTAGCACATCTGGAATATTAACTGTTGTCGCTATCTCTACTGCAATGTCGATACATATGGATCCAGCATTAGTATCTTTTTTACCAGATCATATAGAAAATTATATAGTAGGAATTTCAAGAGTTGTAGCTGTAGTAAGCGGAATAATTTTTTCTCTCACAGTAAAAGATGCAAAAGTCACAGGAGGCACAGTAGCTTCCACAACTGAAGCAGAGGAAAGAATACACCCACATGGAGATCATATATGAATAAATTAAATTTAATTGCCGTTTGTTTTTTAACTTTGTTTCTTGGTGCTTGCGCCACAACCAATACTGGAAAAGTTGATGTTGTGACAAGTGTTGAAAATACTCTTCCTTATGTTAAGCCAGCGGTTGTATTAGCTTGTACAGTAGTACTTGATCAAGCCGTTTCTGGAAATGATAGAATTGAAAAAGCCAAGATGATTAATCATGTTGCAACTATTGTAGAAGGATTAACAGTTGGAACTGCTCCAACTCCAGCTCAATTACAAAAAGCTTTAAATGATTATCTTCCAGAAGAAAAAACTCATTGGGTAAACTATGTTAGTGTTATTAAAGATATTTATGCTCAACAATTTGCAAGACTAGATGGCAATACTGCACTTGCTATTAAGGTACTTAACGCTATTGCATCTGGATGTAAAGATGCTACAGCAAGTTACGTAGAGTAATTATGCCAACTGGAATACTTCAAGCATTACTCTCAGCAGTCTCTGGAATATTCTCAGCAATTAATAATGTATTCGGTGCAAAGAATACAAAAGAGATGAAAGAGCGACAAGAAGCTCAAAAAGAAGTTGACCATCAAAGTGAAATAGAAAAAGCTGTTAAGGAGAAAAATCTTGAAGAAGTTCGCAAACGTATTAGTTCTTAATTTTCTTCTAATTGGTTGCGCGACTGTCACACCAAATAAAATAGAAGATGATAAGTCTTCGTATGACGCAAGTACTCCAAAACAATATCAAAAAGATAATGGCGGATTAATTTCTTTTGTTGGAGATGATGCAGTTATTACTTCTCAGGCGCGTGAACGATATAATAATCTTATTGGTATGTATAAAATTAAATTTAAAAAAGAAAAAGCAATAGAACTAAAAGAAGATTCTGGTATTAAGTCTTATAGAGATAATTTTAATAATGATCTCTATCTTATTAATAGTGAACATCTCGTTTATTTTGGTGTTATGAACAGTTGGTTAAAAGAAAAAGTCCCAGCAGATACTATAATAGACAAGACTATAGATAAAATAAATAATTAAAAATCATGGCTCTTGTTTTTAATTACCAGGCTAACTCTCGGACTTACACTATTGGTCCAGGTAGTACTTTTCCTGGAGATTTAATTATACCAGCTGCTGTTGGAGAAAACGAGCTACCAGTTGTTGGTATTGAAAATAACGCTTTTAAAGGAGATACTACTCTAATAAGTGTGGTAATTCCAAATAGCATAACATATATTGGTGATAGCGCTTTTTCAGATTGCAACAATTTGGTAACAGTTGATGCTTCTAATTCTAATGTCAGTTCTATAGGCGTGCAAAGTTTTAAAAATTGCTCAAAATTAACAACAGTTAATATTCCTAATGGCATAACAGCGATAAATTATGAAACATTTTCAGGTTGCACATTATTAAATAATGTAACTATACCTGAAACTGTCACCTCAATAATAGCTAATGCTTTTGCAAATTGTAACGCTTTGTCTTCTATAACTATTCCTAGTGCAGTTCAAACTATTGGCAATTATACATTCTCGTATTGCAGAAATTTATTATCTGTAAATTTTTCACCAAATAGTAATTTAACTACAGTAGGAAGCTATGCTTTCTTATTTTGTGATAAGTTGGTAAGTATTAATTTTAATAGTTTAACAACTTTAGGATCTCATGCATTTTGGTATTGTGGTAAACTAGAGACTGTAACTCTGCCAAATAATTTAGAAAACATTCAAGCGTGGACTTTTGAGTATTGTTATAGTTTAAAAAACTTTACTTTTCCAAGTGGATTAAAAAATATAGGTCAAAAAGCTTTTGCTGCTACTGGAATTATTGCTGCAAATATTCCAAATGGAGTAACGAGTATCGGAGAGGGTGCTTTTCAAGGTTGCGGTGGTTTAATTTCAGCAAATATACCAACTAGTATAATAAGCTTAGGCGGTGCAGTCTTTGCCTCTTGTCCTAATTTAATTTCTGATATAATTTTTCCAGAAGGTTTGCAGGAAATTCCTGGACAATTTTTAAATGGTTGTTCAAAAGTAACTAGCATTACATTGCCAAGTACTATAAAACGTATTCGTGGAAATAATGCTTTTACTTCGACACGAATAACTAGCATAGTCTTACCAGAAGGATTATTAGAGATTCAGGATTGGGCTTTTGCATTTTGTCCTGATCTAGTCACAGTAAATATTCCTAGTACTGTAACTACAATTGGTTTTGGCGTATTTGCATATTGCAGCAAATTAGAAGGAATTACCCTGCCTCCTAATTTAAATGCTCTTAGATTTACTTTTCCTGGATGCTCTAGCTTAACATATGTTAATATTCCTGGAACATGTAAAAGAATAGAGGGCAGTACCTTTAGTAATTGTATTAATTTAGATAGTGTTACTATAAATAATGGAGTCGAAACCATAGAGTCTAGTGCGTTTTATAATTGTAAAAAAGTGACTTCTTTAAATTTGCCAAATTCAATAAAAGAAATTAGTAGTAATGCTTTTGCAAATTCAGGTATTGTTACCATTAATATTCCGCCCTTAATAGATAAAATAAATAATAGTGTTTTTTCGAATTGCAAAGATTTAAAAACAATTACAATACCATCAAATATTATTAGTATATTGGAATCTGCTTTTGCAGGCTCTGGCTTAGAGAATATAACTATACCAGTATCGGTAATATATTTAGGCAATAATGCATTCGCTAATTGTCTTAGTTTAAATTCTTTTATTGTGCAGAATGATAATATGGTATTTGGAAAAAATATTTTTTCTGGAGCAACTTTAGCTGATTTTAGCTTAGGAGATTTTAATTATTCATTTGCCGCCAGCAAAGTCACTATCAAGTCATACAATGGAGTAGATGAAATTATAAATATACCATACAGTATATTTGATACTACAATCTGTAAAATAGGTGATTCGGCTTTCAAGGACAACGCAAATTTAAAAGAAATAAATTTTATTAGTCCTATTGACACAATTTTTGATAATGCTTTTAAGAATTGCGTTAATTTGTCTAAAATCAATTTGCCACAATCAATAACATCAATTGGTGATAATGCTTTTTATGGATGCTCTAGTTTGGCTGGAGAATTAAATTTACCAAAAGATTTATTATCTATAGGGAATTATGCATTTTATGGATGTAACAATATAAATATTTTGGTTGTACAAAAACGTGTCACTACTATAGGTGATTATGCATTCGCTAATTGCTCACAATTAAATTTAATTTATTTTTATGGTAATGCTCCAATTTTTGGATCCAATGTATTTAATAATATTAGCTCTAGCAAAGTATTTTTACGTTACTTATCTAGATCTGGATGGGATGACGTTAGTGCTCAAATTAGTCCATTAAGTTATATTATTTTTAGTTTAGTAAAATCTTCAAAGGTTACGTCTACATCAGGAAACAAGATGTCTTTTGTTTTCAAAACTCAAAATTTATCTACAATTAATGTTTTTAAAAATAAAACATATCTTTTTAAATCTGCCAGTAATAACTCATTAAGCCAAATTTTTAATCCTTCTTTATTTAGTAATGGAAATATTATTACTATATCGGATATATCTTCTCCAGATAATCCATTTATAAAATTCAAAAAATCTTCAAATAATTCATGGTTAAATTTTGATTCTGAAGCAAACAGTAATAATTATTCTATACCAAATAATTCTATTTTATCTTTTAGTACGTTTGTCCCTAATATTGCTATTGGTGGTGGCGCTATTATACAAAAATATCCTTCTGGAAAAATTAAGATAAGCGTAGCTTATCCTACAGACGAAGATGCTTTAAATTACGTTCTTGCTGTAGAAAATGCAGATGGAGAAAGATTAGAAGAAAAAGTTAAAACTGCAATCGAAAATTTTGTTCTTGGTTGTAAATATGATAATATTTGGGACTCTATAAAAGAATCATGTTTAATTGGAGGTGCAAGAACTTTAGAAGGAGCTTTGCTGCCATTAAAAGGAAATGCGCCAACAAATATTAATTTTGTTTCTTCAGATTATAATAGAAAAATTGGAATTACATCACGTTATGGAGACATTAAAAGTTTAAAAGCTGGATCTAAAAATTTAGATTATCCTAGAGATAATGTTCATGCTGCAGTTTATGTAACACAACCTTTAGATATGTGGTATGATTATTTCTTTTTTTTAGCATCAGGTGGTATAAATTTATCAGTCTCTGTTGACCAATTTTATTTTAGTCTAAGAAAATGCACATCTGGAAATAATGTGACATATTGGAATTCAGACTGGAGCGCGGAAACTTTTTCAGGTTTAGTCGGAACTTCTAAAGCTAATAGTTCTTCTATCGAAGGAAGAATAAATGGGAATAGTTATACGCAAATTTTACAGCCATGCACTAGCGCTTTTTTTATTTCAAGAGCGTATAGACAAGCAGATATTTACCTTTTAACAAATAGTCCAAATAGTACTAGTTTTTATAATTATAGTCCAGGAGTAATTGGCTTTTATTCTTTGGGTGAAAATATAGATTTAGTTAAATTAGAAAATAGATTAAAAATATATTTTGATGAAATCAATCAAGGAATCGAAGATTAAAAAATGAAATCAATTTCGGTTGATATAGTATTATCTTTTCATAAAAGCAATAATTATATATTTCAATGTTTGGAATCTATAATGTGGCAAACTTATCAAAATTTTAATATTCATATAATAGACGATAACTCACAGTCAAATCATTTAGAAAAAATAAAAAATATATACAAAGATGATAAAAGATTTAATTTTCATCAAAATGAAAGCAATATTGGCTTCTATCAATCAGTAAATAAATATTTTAAAAATTTTAAAGGTGAATTATTTTTTATATTTGACTCTGATGATATATCTCTTCCAAATAGAATAGAAAAAACTTTAGAATATTATAATAAAGAAAAATTTGACCTGTTCTCTGCGCCAACAATGAATTTTGTTGAAGAAGGAGAGGATGATGAAAAGTTCCAAAATGCGGAAGAAATTATTAATCATATAAAAAATCAAAGTATTCTAGAATACATAAATAAGCCAGTGCATCCTTATTTAGACGAAAATGACAATATCATAAGTAGTTTTATAAATCCATCATGCTGTATTAGAAGCGAATTTTTTAATGAGATAAATGGATATTCTATATTTTTTGCTGGAGGAGACAGAGATTTTGCTTATAAATCTTTCTATTATGGTGGAAAATTTGTTTCATCTCAAGAAGATGAGCCGTTAGTTTTATATAGATTTCACCCTGAACAAATAACAAGATGCAATAATTATGGGATGTCAAGCTTAAACAGAGCTAATATACATAAACAGATGAAGAACAATGAATATCAAATATATAAATCAAGAAATAAAGATTTAATTAAAAAAGTTGGCGCGTTAAATAGGAACTAATTATGCTTTCAAAAAAATCTACAGATCTTATTCTTGAATTTGAAGTTGGTGGTGGAGAAAACTATTATAATAAATTTTTAAAAAATCCAGCTTGGCCAGGAGAGCAAAGTGGAGTTACAATTGGTGTTGGTTATGATTTAGGTTATGTAAATAAAACAGAATTCACTAATGATTGGAAGGATTTACCTCAAAAAGATTTTGATAGATTATATAAAGTAGTTGGAATGAAAGGCATATCAGCAAAAGATCTTGTGAGAGGATTAAAAGATATATCTATTCCATGGGAATTATCATTAAAAGTATTTAACAACAAAACAGTAACAAAATTTTATAATTTAACTCGTGATACCTTTCCTAATTTTGATAATCTTCCAGAAGATGCTAAAGGTGGATTAGTTAGTTTAGTATTTAATAGAGGAAATTCATTACAAGGGGATAGACGCAAAGAAATGAAATTAATAAGAGATGCTATGGCTATAACTAATACTTTTGATCAAAAAGCGTTAACATTTATTGCTAATCAAATTCGCTCTATGAAAAGAATATGGATTGGTGGAAGTATAGAAAAGGGTATGAGTAGAAGAAGAGACGCTGAAGCCAAATTAATAGAAAATTCATTAAATATTTAAAATTAATTAAAAATATTACCTCTATAAGTGTATAATATATAGAGATGAATAATCATTCTGATAGTCTAGGCTTTGACTTAGTTAAAGCCAAGAAAAGCTATAAACCAGGAACAAGAAAAAAGACTTCGAAAAAATGTTCAGAAAAAGCCGTGACTTTCTCTAAAAAAATTATTGCATTATTGCAAGAAAAATTAGATTTGCATAATCAAGAGTCTGATATTAAGATTAAATTATTTGACTTAAAAAATGCTTATAAAAATGGTTTTAATAATTCAGAAGATTTAAATAAAGAGACTTTAGCTCATGTTAATTTATTTATTCGTGTTGCAAAAGGCGATTTATCTACAGTATTTACTAATTTAAAATCTTCTATATTTGAAATTTCTGGATCACAATTTATAGTTAAAGGTAGTCTAATTCCCAGTGAAATAGACTATGATAAAGCAGTAGAAGATATTAAAAAATATAATTTAGAGGATTTTGAATTTTCTTCTGCAGAAGAATTATATCTAGAAGATGAAGAAGATGGTGTAACTTATACATTCGATGCATAATATGAAAAAACAAAAAAATAAATTTACAACAATATTCTCAAATATTAACATACGTCCAGTAGTCAGCGAAGAAAAAGATAAATATCTATCTTTAGCTTCTGCTCAAGAACTTAAAAAATTTATACCAAATATCGATACCCAAGCTAATATAGATTTATTGCCTATAGCTTTTGATGCATGCGTAGTTAATAGAATAAATAAGAATGGCGATGTTATTGATCATGAGACCGCAGCAAATGTATCTAAATATTTCGTTAATAAACCTATCAATGTAGAGCATAATAGAAATCATGTAGTTGGATGCATATTAACATCTAGCTTTAGCAAATTTGGCTCAAATGAACCCCTTACAGAAGAGGAAGCTAAAAATACAAAAGGACCATTTAATGTTACTTTAGGCGGTGTGGTGTGGAAAATAGTAAGTCAAGATTTAGCAGATAAACTAGAAGAATCTAATGATCCTACAAGTGAAAATTATATGAGTATTTCTGCTAGCTGGGAATTAGGATTTGATGAATATAATATCGTTATGCTAGAAGATGGTGAGAAGAATATTGAAAATGGTCAATTTGTAACAGATCAAAAAGAAATAGATAATATAGAATCTAATTTAAGAAGTTTTGGTGGAAATGGCAAATTTAAAGATAAACATGTTTATCGTCAAGTTTTGGGAAAAGTTATTCCTTTAGGGGTTGGTTTAACATTAAATCCAGCCGCAGATGTTAAAGGAGTAGCTGTAGAAAATAAAGAATCTACTCTTGGAGAAGACCTAAAAGCGGCTTCTGAAGAAAATAGTATTTCCCAAGATGAGAAATTAAATGTAAAAAAGGATACAATATATATGAAAATATCAAAAATTGAAGAGATCACAGATGCGCTATTGAAGGAAGTAACTGCTTCTAGCATTACTGATTTTATAGCAGAAGAGATCAAAAAAGTTAATGATCAATTCGTGAACGAGAAAGCTGAAAAAGAAAATCAAATTAAAGTTGCTAGTGAAAAATTAGCCTCTGTAACAGCTGAACACGATACAGTAAAAAAACAAATCGAAGAACTAAATCAAAAACTAGCCTCTATTGAAGCTGAACAATTAGCTAAAGCTAAACAAGAAGCTTTCAATATTAGAATGGCATCTTTTGATGAAGAGTACGATCTATCTGATGAAGATCGTAAAGTTCTTGCAGAAGATATTAAAGATTTAAATGAAGAAGCTTTTGCTGGTTATAAAAATAAAATGGCAGTTCTTATGAAAGAAAAAAATAAGTCTGCGAAAAAAGCAAAGGCTTCAGAAGAAGTACAAGCTTCTAATGTAACACAAGAGGTAAAAGCCTCTGTAACAGAAGAAGTTAAAACTTCAGAAGAAGTAGCACAAATTTCTACAACCCAAGAGGTTGTTGAACAAGCTGTTGATAATGGATCAAAAGCTTCCGCAGAAATACCAAATTCAGCCCCAGCTGCAGAGCCTACCATACGTGAAAAATATGCTAAAGCTTTCGACTTGGATGGATTTGAAATCAAAAAATAAGGAGAAAAATATATGGCACTAAAATCATTCAGACAATATAGTGAACACGACGTTGTTAACCTTTTTGGTTATCACGCTGGAGATACACTAGCTGCTGGAACAGTAGTTAAGATCTCAGAAGGTGTTGCATTAGATAATAAAGGACCCGTAGAAACTATGGGTGCTATTGGGACTTCAGTAAACAATACTGTATCCATGCGTTATGGTACTCGCGCTAAAGTTGTACCCATCACTGCTAAAGCAGATGTAGCTCTTGGAGTTACTCTAATGGCTGTAGCCGAAGTTGATGAAAATGGTGAATTACTAAAATTCAACCCTCGTAAAGCTGCTGAAATGGGCGTTGTTCTAAAAGGACAAGCTATTCCAGTTCTTACTAAGGGAGTAGTTCATATTACTCTTGCTGGCTCTGGAGCCGCTGGTTCAGCTGTCAGATTATCTGATAGTGTTGACGGTGGTTTAACCACAGCTGGAGATGGTACCATTGTTGGTAAAACTTTAAGTGCAATTGTTGATGGATCAGCCATCGTACAATTGAGCTTCTAATTATAGGAGATATTTAAAAATGAAATTAAAACTAAAAAATACACCAGAACAAGTTGAGCTAATCAAAGCTATGGGTAGTAAAGATACCATCGTAGCAAGAGAAGCTTCACAAGCTTTTGCAGCATTCATTGGACCAGTAGTTAGTAAGGTTCTAATGCAAGCTGGAACTGCTAGCACAATCTATAGTGATCTTCCTTATGACGAAGATGATTCTCCCTCGATCCCATTGGATCTATGGAGTAACGAAAGCCAAGACTACATTCAAACATGGAGTCAAAATGTTGCAGGTGGTCTACCAACTGCTAACGTAGAAGGCTTTGCAGAAATGAAAGTTGCTACCTATCGTTTGGATAGCGCAGTTTCATTCCTAAAAAGATATGCTCGCAGAGGACGTCTTGATGTCATCAGCAAAGCAGTCGAGAGAATGGCTAACGAAGTTCTTGTTAAGCAAGAGCGCAATGCTTGGGCAGTAGTTCTAAAAGCTCTAGCCGAAGCTAATAGCGGTACTAACGTAGTTAACGCTTCAGCAGCTGAAGTATTAAATCTAAGTCACCTAAATTCACTACTAACCCTAGTCAAAAGAATTAATACTTCTTATGCTGGTGGTACCACAACTGATGTTTATGGAGTTACAGATTTGTTTGTAAGTCCAGAAGTCAAAGGTGATATCCGTCAATTCGCTTATAATGCAGTAGGAAATAACAACACAGATCTTCCTGCTGGTATTCGCGAAGACATCTATCGCAGTGCTGGTACACAAGAAATTTATGGAATCTCTATCCATGAATTAGTTGAACTTGGCAAAGATAGAAAGTACAACACCTTATTCGCAGAATTCAAAGGCTCTGGTGCTCTTACCAGCTTTGATGCTGTTAATGATCAAATCCTAGTAGGTGTTGATTTGAGTAAAGATGCATTTGTTCGCCCAGTAGCTCGTCAATCCGAGACTGGTGGAACATTCTCAGCTCAACCAGACGATCAATTCGTTTCTCGTGCAGAGAAAATTGGCTTCTACGGTTCTCTAGAAGAGGGTCGTGTTGCTCTAGATGGTCGTGCAGTAGCTGGTATCTGGCTCAATAAAACAGCCTAATTAACTAGCTGAAATTATAGAAAACCCAAGGGTTCATCCCCTTGGGTTTTTCTTTTTTTAGACACTTTATACTTTATATTATATAATACATTATAAGGAAATAATATGGCTAAAAAATCTAAAATCAATTCATTACATCAAGCTCACGGAAAAGTCGAAAAAAGACCATTAACATTGGATCAAGTTTGGGGAGATTCTGGTACATCAAGATACGGCACTTTAGATAAAGAGGTTTACGAAAAGTATTTAGAAGATTTGAATAAAAGCGATCTTCAAAATCATGCTTCTAAGATGGGTCTTGTTCCAATAGACGACAGAAAAACTTTAATTGGAAGACTTAAAAAAGAATTTCAAAAGCATGTTGCTATGTATAAGCCAACTCCAGAAGTTAATAGAAATAATACAACTTCTAAGACAGCTAGACAAATTCTTTCTGAAGGAAGATAATTTTTAAAAAAAAATTCGCTATAAAGTCTGTGTCGTGTAATATTTTACATGGCGACATCTTATAATATTACTGGTTATCAAGGCGATTATATAAATTTAAATTTAGCTATAAAAGACAGTTCTAATAATACTGTTCGTTTAGACGGTCATGAGGTAAGAGGTCAAGTTAGAGCAAGCTATGGATCTACAGGAGTTTTATTAGATTTAAATCCTACCATCTTAGGAGATGGTACTGCTGGAATAATTTTAATTAACGTTGATTCTAATATCTCTAAAGATCTTCCAGTTAATGATTATGTTTATGATATTGAAAGATATACACAAGGCGCACCTAATGGAAATAGTATAAAATTATTAGTTGGAAAGTTTACAATTCTACCAGAAGTAACTAGATAAAATATTAAAAATAATATTTATATAGTGTAATATTATTTATATGACTAATAAAATTGTTGATATTGCAGATGAAATTTATCGAGAATTAGGTGAGCCAACTGATGTTAGTATTTCTAGTATAGCTTTTTGGCTTAGATCTAATTTAGGTAAATTAAATATATTAATAGCAAAAGATTTTTACATAGATGAAGTAACTCTGGAAGTAGCAGGAAAAAATTACGCATTTACTCTATTAGAAAAAGCAATATTTAAAAAATTATACAATCTTCATTACTATGATCGTCAAATTATCAATTTAATAGGAAAAGCTAGAGCAGTAAATTTAGTAAGCACAGACGCTACAACAAGTGGCACAACTAATTCTGCAACAAACTCTATAGAAGTTCAAGAAGATGGTTTTACTTATAAAAAAGATAACAGCATAAGCACAAAAACCGCAAACGAAACTATAAAAGCTAATACTCAATTTGTTCGTCAACTTGGTTTAAATTTTACAGACCTCAAAAGGGTAGAGAACGAAGAACTAAAACATCTTCTTTTAAAATATTCCACTAGCACAGCTATGCCAATTCAAGTTACTGGAGACGACATTATCGCCGAATTGAATACAACTTACAATTATAGTAATACTCCGAGGGATTTAAACACTTTGTGATATATGCCAAATTCTTTATTATCATCTCAAGAAATAACAGACTTTCAAAATGCTGTCAATGATCATTTTGAAACATTTAAAAGTTCAATAACCATACATAAAACTCCAAAAAAAATTGTGACATTGATTGAGGGAGAAGATCAAACTTTAGGTTACAATACTCAACCGCTTAAAGAATCAATAGAATATGTTCCCCAAAATGAGACTTTTCCAGCAATTATACAATACGATCCAAAAGGCGCAGTAGAAAATATTATTGATATTCAAGGTAATATAATGAATCAAGTCGTAAAAATAAAAGTAAAACAAGATGCAAGAGATTATATGATGAGTGATAAAATAGAAAAAGTTACTTTTGATGATAAAAGCTTTAAAATTATAAGTCATGATATACTAAGAAGTTATCAAGGTTTGAAGTATTATAATTTTTATTTAGAACTGGTAACCTAAAATGGCTAATGTAAATTATCAATCTATCAGAAGAAAAATAGCCGATAGTAAAAAGCTACAAATTTTAGTAGACGCAAAAGCTAAAGAAAAATTTGAAAACGCAAAAGAAAAATTTATAAATAATTTTGAAAGTCATCCAGTTACCACAGAAATTGAGGATGGTCCAGAAGCTTTAAATAAAAGTGGCACTTTGGGTGGAATGGGTAATTTATTTAGTTTTATAGGATTCAGTAAAGGAGAAAATCCGATATCAAATATTAAAAGTTATATAGAAAACTCTTTCAATTTAAGTAAATCTACTAAGTCAACATCTGGTACAAAAATAAAATTTAATTATAAAATTAAATATCCAGGGATAGAAGAGATTGGTAAAATCTCTCCAATGCCTTGGGAGAATGGAAGAAGTTGGATTTTAGGCATAGAAAGAGGCATATCTGGTTTTGGAAATTATATGTACAAAAAAGTTAACAAAAGCAGATCTGGAGCAGGTGTTCAAGTACAAAACGAATTAAGATCTGGAAGCTTTAAGACTAAAAGTTATATGTCTGAAATTATTCAAAAATTTATAAGTAGCTTAAAATCATGAAAATCCAAAGAGATAATTTAATTTGTTCTAGCATGATAATGTATCTGGATAACGTTATTTGTAACGAAGGAAAAGGATTTAAAAATATAAATTCTAAAATTTATCCCACTACTGCAATTTATGCTAATATGCATACTTATAGTTTGCCAGTAAAACAGGTATTAGCTGATTCATCTGTTAGCGGGGCTAATATATTAAGTGGAATATACATTAATAATAGTTTTAAAACAATAGGCTCTAATAATATAACAGGTATTAATCATTACGAAGGTCAAGTATACTTCACTCAAAACCCCAATACTGATCAAATTAGTGGTTCTTATGCTATTAAAGATTTTAATTTATACTTGACTAATAGAAAAGATCAAACCCTTATATTTGAACAAGCTTATAAAATAAGAGCTAAAACGCCTCAAACTATGACGGGTTTAGCTCCTAGTGAAGACACTATCCCAGCTATATTTATCAAAAATATAGGGGGTTATTCTAGGCCATTTGCTTTAGGAGGTGTCAAGAAATTAACCACAGACATAAGGTGTACAGTAATAACTGATAATTTATACGATTTAGACGCTTTGTGCTCATTATTAAAAGAAAAGTCTAATGCTTATTTGCCTATTATTAAGCCATCAGATTTAAAACTGAATAATTTAAATTCACTCCCTAGTGGGTTTTATAATTACAATGAATTAGCTAGTAATGCTGATTATCAATTGTATATAGATGACATTAATATAAGCAAAAATACAGATATACAGTCAGATGTAATAACGTTTAATTTGCATACAGCTTTTATTGATTTTTCTTTAAGTAATATCAAATAAAATTTCTCTTTTATGATATTTGACTGTAAAATAAGGAAATAGGAGATAAAAAATATGTCAGTAGCTTATTACCCATCACAAGCAGTTTTAGTCGGAGCAGATGAATTAACACTTATTCAAAGTGCTTCTGTAGATTTTAATATATCAAGGCAAGATGTCTTTGAATTCGGTACAGTTTTCGCAGTTGATACAGTTCAAGTCCAACCACCAACAGTTAACCTTAACTTTAGCTATGCAATAGCTAGTGGTACAGCCAATAACACTAATCATACAAAAATGGATCTAGATGACCTAACAACTTTATTGTCTGACATGGCAGGAAAAACATATACTGTAAGTGGTGCAGGTAATTTAGTATTACAAAGTGGTCTAGTTAGCTCTTATGCAATTAACGCTTCTGTTGGAAATGTTCCTACTGCTACAGTTCAAGTTCAAGGTATATCTGCTACTTACACTCCTGGTAGTATTGTAAATGCAACAAGAAATGCTACAAATATTACTGCTGCAACTCCTCAAAATATGACACTAGTTGCAAGTAATGGTGGATCTAATGGAGCCGTTTCTGCTAGAAGCTTTACTGCTACTTTGGATGTGCCAAAACAATATATTTATCAATTAGGATCATTGACTCCAGTAGGAGTTATCACAAATGGTGCAGCTAAAGTAACTGTAGAGTCAGAATTCTTAATGCAAGGCTCTTCAAGTCTAAATCGCTTCGATAGAGATATCGGTACTTTAGTTCTTACCATGCCTGGTTCTGTTGGTTATACCGTAAATAATTGCAAATTAGTAAGCTATACTGAAAATGCAGGATTAAATGATGCTTTGGTTGCAACAGCTAGGTGGGAAGCTCTAATTAAGAGTAATAACGATTTCCTAATCGGCGGTTAGTTATATTAATTATATTAATTTTAAAACTTTATTAGAAATAATAAGGTTATAAGATTATTATAATATAAAGGTTAAAGGATTATGCAATCAAGCAAGGAAAAAGATTATCTTAATTTTCAAATAAGAAGAAAAATTATAAATTTATATAAGAACTTCTTCTTTATTCTAGAAGACGCTAAACTAACTGACGACCAATATCAAAAAAATCGCAAAAGAATACTAGACTTAGGCAACGATACAATCAGGGAAATAGAGGACGACATTAATAAATTTAATGTTAGTTTATGAAAAAATTTAATTTCAATTTTCCAATCAAGTCTATTATTGAAGCAAATTTACATATGCAAACAATTCAAAAAGCTTTAATTAATGATTATAAAATATTAAATCCAAAAATAGAAACTATTACTAGCGAAAGATTTTTATCCATATACAGTTCTTGGGACGAAGATAAAAAAAATAACTTTATAAGAACTGTGGCTGGAAAAGCGAACTTTAAAAAAGCTAAAGTCTTTTTTGAGAACAAATAAAATTCTATGAATATTAAACAAATATATACCTTTAAAGTAAATAAGACAGAAGAAGTCGAAGAATCTGAAATTATTAAAAATGAAGCTGGCGAAGAGATCAAACAAGTTAAAAAAGTAAAGAAAGAAACTCCAGTAGAGTTTTGTATAAAAAAGCCAACAAGATCGCTATTTGATGACGCTGAATTATATTATGGAATTAAACTTGCAGAATCTATAAAGGCTGGAATGTTGACTAAAACTTCTATGCTTAAGAAGTACGATGGTGATGGAGGAATTTTTACAAAAGGCGAAGAAGATGTACTTAATAAATTAGTAGATCTTTTAAAAGACAAGCAGAGAGCACTTAATGAATTAGTCTATAAAGAAGAAGAGGGCAAGACTTTAACTGATCAAGAAAATCAAGACAAAAGTATTCTCCAAGATGAAATAACTTTTGTGAAAAACCAAATGATAGAAATGGAAAATTCTAAAAGTGCTTTATTTGATCAGACAGCAGAAACAAGAGCTCGAAATAAAAGTATAGTATGGTGGATACTTCATCTGGCATATAAAAAAGATGGAGAAAACTTTACTCCATTATTTGGAGAAGGTGGCTTTGAATCTAGACTTAAGAAGTATGATGAACTTGAGGAATCCGATGATGAATTCTGGCAAAAAGTTTTACTAAAATATGCTTATTTAGTCAGTTTCTGGTACTCTGGAAAAATAATGACAGAAGAAGACTTTAAAGCCGTAGAGAATTATTACGATTCGTTATCTTGAGAAATTTACTTGAAAAAAAGTTAAAAATAGTTTTCCACGAAATGCTTGCTGGTAAAAGCCAAGCATTCGATGAATTGGATTCTAAGAATCTATATATCAAACATTACGGTGATTATGATTCTTCTATATTTGATCAATATTACATTAATTTTTATGATAAAGCTATAAATGAAGGACTGCCTTCTGAGTCAGATAAGCTTAAGTTTTTAATAAATGAAAAGGTGTGGTCTTCTGAAAATGAGTCTAAGATTGAGTACTTAGAATCTAAATTAAATAAATTAAAAGAACTTAAAAATAAAACTTATTTATTGTCTCAATTAGATAAATTAAAAAAAGAAATAGTAGATATAGAGTTTGAATTAACTAATCTAAAAAATAAAAAATCCCAGCTTTTAGACTTTACTGCTGAGAAATATGCAGACAATAAAATGGAATACTATTACATATTAAATTCTTTTTATTTAGACGAAGATTTAAAAAATAGAAAATTCTCAGAAGAAGCTGATGATATAGAAACTTTTGGGCAATTAAACCACTATACTAGACTTCATAATCAAACTTTAGAAAAATTTAAACTACAAAATATAAAAAGAATAGCTATAGCTTCTTACTCAATGAGCTCAATGAGTCTATCACAGAATAATGCATACTATTTCTTCGGTAAGCCTATAGCTCTTTTAACTTATTATCAATCAACTTATTTTTCTTACGCTAATTATTATGAAAAAATATCTTCTAATTCTGAATATAAAAATGTACCAGAAGACATAAAGAAAGACGTAGATAAATTGATAGATTTCTATTCAGCTACTTCTAATTTAAGGAACAAAGTAAATCAAGAAAGAGATGTAAATGGGCCAGTCTTTGTTATGGACGCTACAGAAAAAGACTTAGATTTCTTGAATAAAAGCAAGACTAAACACGATAAAAGCGCATTAGACAGACTAGCAGAAGAACATGGTGGTGTTTTGGACTTGAATCAATTAGCGAATTTCTATAATAAAAAATAATTACATTTTTAAGTGTAATATTATTATAGGAAAAAGGCTAATATGAGTGATGTAATTCTACCAATTGATGGAGATCTTAGGCCGTTAGAAGCTAAAGTAGCAAAATTCGCCTCTAGAGGCATAAATTTAAATCTAAAGAACAGTATATCTCAGCCCCTTGGAAGAATCACTGGTCAAGTAAGCGAATTTAATAAGTCATTAGAAGCTTCTAATGCTCGAGTTTTGGCATTCGGAGCTTCTGCAGGTGCGGTATATGCAGTCGGTAAAGCTTTCTCAGAAATAATAAAATCGACAATAGAAGTAGAAAAACAACTAGCTGATATTAATGTAGTATTAAATACTTCGCAAAAAAGTCTTGCTAATTTTGGTAGATCATTATTTGATATAGCAAGAAACACAGCTAATCCATTTAGTGAGGTCAGCAAAGCCGCTACTGAATTTGCTCGTCAGGGTTTAGGTGTTCAAGAAACCCTAAAAAGAACAAGTGATGCTTTAGTTTTGAGTAGATTATCTGGTTTAGATGCAGCTAAAAGCGTTGACGCATTAACTGCAGCAGTAAACAGTTTTAGTAAAGCTGGATTAAATTCAACTCAAATTATTAATAAATTAGCTAATGTTGATGCTGGATTTGCTGTTAGTTCTGCTGATTTGGCAGAAGCTATAAGTCGAGTTGGTAGTACTGCTCAAGACGTTGGAGTTGATCTAGATCAACTTATAGCATTAGTTACAGCAGCACAACAAACTACAGCTAGAGGAGGAGCTGTAATTGGAAATTCTTTAAAAACAATTTTTACAAGATTACAAAGAACTGACACATTAGACAAATTAGAAGAGCTTGGAGTTAAAGTAAGAGACTTAAGTGGGGAAACTTTGCCAGCAGTTCAAGTATTACAAAATCTTTCTAAATCATTTAACGCTTTATCTCAATCACAAAAATCTTCTGTTGCAGAAACAGTTGGAGGTGTTTATCAAATTAATATTTTGAGAGCAGCTTTAGGAGATTTAGGAAAAGCTTACAGCATATACGGAAATGCTCTTGATACATCAAAAAATTCTACCAATCAAGCAACTAGAAGAAATGAAGAACTTAATAAAACTGTAGATGCCCAATTAAAAACTTTAGTTAATAGCTTTACCCAAGCTAGTACAGAAATTGGAGGCATTGTATTTGCTCCAACTATAAGTAAAACTGCAAATTTATTAAATGACCTATTATCTGATTTACAAAAGCCAGAAGAAGCCAGGTCAGCAGGAAGTCAAATTGGAACAGAGGTATTAAAAGGTCTTGGCACTTTTGTTTCTGGTCCTGGTTTAGCAATTGTTGGCACAGGTTTTATTAAAATATTTAGCGGATTAGCTAAATTTAGTGCAGAAGCTTTTAAAGGATTTTTAAATATTCAAAGTGGTTCTGATAGAGTTGCTGCAGCTCAAGAAAGAATTAATTCTATATTAGCTCAGAACCCTAGTCTAATAGAAGCAGCAATACAAAAACAAAATAGTTTAGCTTCAGTTGAGCAAAGGATACTACAAATTATAGAAGCTCAAAATGCAGCAAGACTCCAAGCCACTCAAATTTCAAATAAACTTGCTCCCACAGTTATTGCTGCGGAAAATGTAGCAGTAAGAAGATCTAGAGGAAAAGCTGGAGGTTTTATACCTAATTTTGCTGCATCTTCAGAGGATCAAATGATCGAAGATCTTGGTGCTTCAAAACATGGATATAAAGCTGGCAAAGCTTATCGTACAACTCTATATGACGGAACAGGTGGAAGTATTCCAGCTGTGGTTAATAGTGCTGAAAGAAGAAAAGATTTTATTAATTCAGATGGTAAAAAAGCTTCATTAGTTATTCCTCCAAATGGATTTTCTTCAGGTTTCATACCTAACTTTGCAAGAGAGTCTGAATTTGTTAAAAATCAAAAATTATATGGTAGAAGAACAAAAGATGGTTATGTAAAATTATCTGGTTCAGAAGCTGAATACGGAACACAGCAAGGTACTAAAAAATTAGGCTTAGATATAATTGAAGAAGGTGGACTTACATGGATTAAAGAAAAAGACTATACTAAATTAAATCTTGCCATGAGGCAAAGAGATGAAACTTTAGCTATGAAAAGAGCTGGAGATTTAAATTTAAGATCAACAGGACGAGGTGGAAAAGGTTTTGATAAATTATATAATTATTCTTTAATATATCCAGGAGCAGGTGGAACATCTAAAGAATTTCCTACTTATGGGACTATAGGAAAAAATGCAAAGATAGGATTCACTGCATTTCCATTTCCATTAGGAAAAGGAGATTTTGGTCAAGAAACTGTTGGAATGGCAAAAAATGCATTAGTTGATGTTGCTAAAAAAATAGTATCTGATGCAGGAATTCCACAAAAAGTTATTGCTAAAGATAAATTTACTAATACTGTTAGATCTAATCTTGGTTTAGATGCAGTTAATTCTTTAATCGGACAATCTTTTGAGGCTGGACTATTGGCGAGTGTAGGATCAATAGCTAATAATCGTAGTAGAAATTTAGACTTAAGTTCTGGTGAAATGAGAGCTATGGCGAAAAATTTTCCATCTGCCAGAAAATTAGCTGGTAAAAAAGGTGGAGACTTTAAAAGTGCTGTAAGTCCAGATAATCTTAATAGCATGGCTTTGAAGATAGCTAAAGCAGAAGGATTGGCGCTTCCAAGCCAAGAATTTTCTACTGGAAGAGGCGGCGGAAGAGTATCTGCTGCTTCTGGTTATGCAGCAGGTATGGATAAAGCTCTCAGTTTAGCTATTAGAAGAGAAAAAATGGCAGGTATTGATTCTGATAGAATTAAAGTAGGAAAAGACGCTAGTCTTATTAGTGATCAAAATCCTTTAGGATTGGGAGTTTATAATACCAAAGACGAACCAGCTGGTTTAAGACAAGGAATTTCTAGATACGGAAGCTCTAATCAAGCTAAATTAGCTGGTATGGCAAAGGGCTTTATACCAAATTTTGCTCAAGATAAAGCGTCTGGTGGATTAGGGGATAAAATATTACAATTTTCTATTATATCTAGTTTATTAGCTTCTCAAGCTAAAACTCAAGCTGAAGGTGCTGCAGAAAGAGAAAAAGAAAAAGGGGCTATATCAGAACTTACTAAAAGTGCATTAGTAGCTTCAGAAGCTTTAGAGGGATTTGGTAGCGGCGCATTCATAGGTTCATTATTTGGTAAAACAATACCTGGAGCTGTCGCAGGTGGATTATCTGGAGCATATTCTGGAGCTAATAAAATTAACATGTCACAATTTGATGGTGAAATACAAAATATTAAAAATAAAGTTGGAGAGTTAAATGACGCTGCAAATAATTTAGAAGGAGTAGCAGCTAATTTAGCACCTGATTTTGAAAAATTAATATCTGCTATGGATAGTGGTGAAAATATATCAGAATATAAGAAAGCAATTATCGATAAAATAAATCTTGATAAAAGTTTGACTGCTCAGATGAAAACTTCTGCAATGAGCGCTTTAAATAAAGATCCAAGATCTTTACAACCATTTTTGGCTCAAATGATCAATCAGATGCGAGACGAATCTGGTATTAAAGCTATATCCGCCTCTTTAAAAGAAACTAATGTAAAAAATAGTACGCCAAGTTTAGCTGATAAACTTATGAATCGTGTGCCAGATAATTTACCCTTTGGAATTAAAAATCAACTTCAAAATGTACTAGGCAGCAAACCTGAAATAAATAAAAATTTAGCTACTCAAGATAGTGCTACAAATTTAATGTTAGGATCATTAAGTAGTTTATCTATGAAATTAGATAATAAAAAATTTATGGATTTAAGTAAGGTTTTAGTTGATAATTCTAAAAATGCAGAAGGTTTTGTAAATGCACTCATCAGTGCAAGAAAATCAATAGGAGATGCAACAGATGATTTAGATGAATTAAAAGAGTCTCTTAAATTAGATAAAACAGGAGTAGTTGGAAAAAATATTGTAGCTGGAGGCTTAAATGCAACTGGACAATTCTTAAATCAAAAAGTACAGACAGCTTCAGGCTTATCTAAAAGAGAACCTGGTAGACCAGGCAAATTTAGATCTAATTTAGCTGGAGCTTCTCAAATCTATAATTTAGATTATAGTGATCCGTTAGCTATGTCAGATGAAGGTCAAGCTGATTTAGCTAAAGGATATTTATCTCAAAGTAAAAATCCATTAATAGGTGGAAATGCTACGCTCTCTTTAAGAGATAGTTTATTATCTCAAGGTATATCAGAAGAAGATATAGCAAAACAATTTCCAGAATTTAATAAAAATATTGATGAAGCAATATCGGCAAAACAACAACAAAAAGAAGAATCGTTAAGAAAAACTTTTGAGGTCATAAACAAAGGCAAACCATTAACTAAAGAACAAGAAGCTTTAATTAAACCAAAAAATGCTACAAGAAAAGAATTAGTAGGAGCATATAGAAAAGAAACTGCTGAAAAAATAATGCCTACAACTACTACAAAAGTTGCTAATGGGCCAGATATACAAACTCCAGTATCTAGAAAAGATTTAGGTACAACTTATGTTCCTCCAGTTATGCCACCAGCTCCAACTGCTGAAGAGCTTCAAGCTCAAAACGATGTAATTGCATTAACAAAAACATCAGCAGAAGTTAAAAACGCCACACAAGAAAATCCTGGCGTAATTGGACCAGTCAATCAAAATCAAAATAATGGTTTTAGTTTAAATAGTTTATTAGATAATCCAATGGTAATTGGTGGAGCTACTGGATTAATTGTTAATGGATTAAGTCGTTTGAATCCATTTGGGCGAGGAAAAAATGCTGTGGCACCAGAAATTTCACAAGGAACTACAAGTCCTTCTCCAGCACAAGGAACTACAAGTCCTTCTCCAGGTCCAAAGATACCTAAGCCAGGAACTTTTAGGCCAGGGAGTCCATTACCAAAAGGAGTACCTGTAACAAACTTGCCGACTTCTCAAAGATATTTTCCAACAGCTATGAAAGGAATTCAACAAGGAAGAAATTTACTCGAAAAAGGAAAAAATTTAATAAAACCTGCTGCTGCTGCTGGATCAAGACTTTTAGGAAACGCGGCTAATGTTGTACCAAGATTTTTAGGAGCGGGAGCAAATCTTGCAGGTTTAGAGTTAACAGGAGCAGGAGCTGGTGCAGCTTTAGGAGCTGGTGGAGCATTCTTAGCAGGCAGTGCTATAGTTGGCACTGCTATAGGAAGTACTATTGGTGGTTACCAATTGGGAGAAATGTTCGATCCAGGAGCAGAAAAACGTGGAAATTTTGCTTATAATCTAGCTCCAAGTTTATTTGGCGGACCAAGTAAAAAAGAACAAGAAAGACAAATAAAACAAGGAGAATATCTTCAAAATTTTAACAAAGTCCAACAAGCTAAAAGGCAACAAGAAGCTAAAGAAAAATCCGAAAGAGATGCAAGTAGAGCTGCATCTCAAAAAAGATTAGCTGATGCTACAAAAGCAAGAGAAGATTACAACAAGCCTATAGACCCACTTCGTCCTAGCATTCCTCCACCACCACCCGCTCCAAGTAGCACCAAAGGATTGTTCCAAGAAACATATGCTAGTCAAGCTTTTCCAGGAGTTAAGGGTCTTTCTGATCAAGCTACTCCATTTTCATATGGTGATCAATTCTTTAAATCTCAAGAAGATTTAACTAGTTACAGAGATCGGGTAAAGATGGGAACAGAAGATCCAATCAAACAAGCTCAAGAAGCCAAAAGAGAAAAAATAAATCAACAAGCGCCAGCAAAAGAAGAGGATAGAAGATCTTATGACCAAGAAGACGCCAAGATAGAAAGAGAAAGAAAAAAGCAAGAAGAAGAAATCAAAAAACAAGCAGCTGAAGCAGAAAAAGCAACAATGACTCCAGAAGGATCAAATTCAAATACTAGCAATATAAACGTAGCTCCTGTTATTACTCTAAATGCTGGAGCTAATCAAGATGAATTAATAAAACTCGTTACTAGTAAAGTACAAGAATTTGCTCAAAATTTAATGACTGAAATAGATCAAAAAATGTCAGATAGAGATAAAGGTAATGTGAATCCCCCAAGGGGAATGACTGGTAATACTTTAACTGGTTAATAACATGACAAAGGCTAAAGGATAAAAATATGGCCACAAACATAGACATTACATTTTCTGATTCAAACTCTAGCTATGTGCCAACATTATTAGGTGGTATTAAAAGAGTAGCTTCTACAGAATCAAATATACCATTTAAATTTATAGAAGAATATACATTAGAAGGCTTAGTAATTGCTTTTAATAATTCAACAGGTGCAACAGATATATGGAGCAAAGTAGAAACCTTAAGTCAAAAAATAAAAACCAAAATAACGGATGATATATCGATCAATGTAAATGGCACAACTTTTTCTAACATATATAGAATAACAAGCATAAGTTTCCAAAGACCTTCTACTCCTGATCAGGATGTAAAAAGTAAGAACTTCTCAATATCTTTTGAAAGACATGTAGCGGTAGCAGACTCTTTACTATCTACTTACGGTTTATCAAATTTAGAAAAAATTAATAGTATTGACTTCTCAATAACTTCAGAACAAAATGTCAATTCAGTAACCATAACAAAAAATTTAAATATTCAGTATACAACAATTTACACAGGTAATGTATGCGAAGAGAGCGCTAGCTCTGTCTTTACTTCAATAAATAATATTTTCACAACTTACACAAAAGGAAGGAAATACACATCTCAAACTTGCGACCAAAGAAATAAATCTTTAAACGTACAAGAAAGAGTGGTCACATTTGATAATACTAGTCAAGATTTTGGAGAATTTTTAGGTTATGAATTGTCGATACAAAACAATGGAGTCTTTACAGTAACAGAAAATGGCAACATACAATCCAATAGTGATTCTAATACAATGTCTGCTTTAAAAACTAAAGCTGAATCTTTAAGATCTGGAGCTTTTACTAGATGTCAAAATTTTACTACAATTTATTATCAAAAATTAGGTCTTGTTGTAGGCAGTTATAACTATAACGTACAGAATCTTCCTATAAGCTCTAATTTAAGTGTTGATGGTTCTAATATGTCAGCTACTTATTCTGTAACTTATTCAAATGACCCAAGAAATGTAACAGATGTAATAGTTGATATATCAGAAGAAGTGTCTTCTTCTGTTCTAAGAGATGAAGTCAAAAAAGTTCAAAGTGGAAGCATATTAGGAATGGGAGTAACAGATTTTACATCATCAAATCAAAAATTTTCAAAAGCAAAAACTAAATATCAATCTTTATATTCTAGCGTCCTTACAGCTGCAAAAACCTTAAATAATCAACAAAATATTTTAAGTCATAAATATCCATCATACTTAACTAATGCAAATGTTACTTTTAATATATCAGAAGGTTCTGTAAATTTTAACCATACATTTGTAAGTAATAAGGGTTTTGATTCTAAAGATGCTAATTTTGTTTCTGTGTCAGCAGAAGCAACTTCTAGAGGTCCACTTCATTTAGTAAATTCATTTTTAATTTTTGGAGGCGTTCAAGAAGGTAAAGAATTAATACAAGATGTTGCTCAGGGAAAAGTTGGAGAAATTAATTTAACAGTTGATTTTCTTTTAAAGCCAAATACAACTTTAGACCAATGTATAGCTAAATTTAAACTATTTATAGATAAAATAAAAAAAGCTCCTGGATTTTTAAGAGACGTATCTTATACTCTTGATCCAGTAGGCAGAACTTTTAATGGAACAGCTATATTTTTAGAGTTTGATAGATATAGAGAACTCAAAGATTTAGCTTTAAAAGCGGAGGCTATCGATGTCGATATTTAATTTATCTAATTGGGCTAGCATAAGTAATCAGCCAGTACCATATGTTACCAAAACTTTAGAGCCAATTTATGATGGTCCAGATCATATAGCTACAAAAAGTACTTATAGATACTTAGGCGAGTATCTGCCGTTTGGTAAAGGAAATGGTGAAGATTTACCTATCAATGGGGTAGATCAAACTGATTTTCAATTAATAACTTTTCTAAATGGTTTTACTTCAATTTTTGAAACTGATAATGGTGATAAATGTATTTTATCGGATGTAAATGTAGAGAATAATAAAGCGTATGGTATAATACCATACAACGTAACTTGTGATTGTTATAATTTTTTATCTGGTAATGGAGTTATCGGTATCTCGAATCAATTAAACTTTAATGAAAACGAAGATCGCACAATAAACGTAGACCATAGCATTTCAATAAAATATCTAAATATAGGTCAAAATAACATAACAACCGTTAAAAGTTTAGCAAGATCTTTAACTGGAAACGTTTCTGATTGGAAATTTTTAGATTACAATTTTGCTTCAATAAGCCCAATTTTAACTTCGTCAAGAGAAACTGCTGACATATCAGCTGGAAATTACAGTATACAACAAAGCTTTTTAATTGGAAAAGACAAAAACAATGCATTAGAAACTCCAGTAATAAAAACAAATATAACAATTCAATCTGGTTTAGACAATGCTACTCTTAACTTAAGAGGTAATGTTTTTACTGGTAAAGCTAGTTTTGATTTAGATGATTTTAAAGATTATTTAGATTTTAGTGTCCCAACTGATTTTAAGGCTATAGGTGGTACAATATCCGACGATACATTTAGTAAAAATTTAAATTTTGATCTACAATTTTCTAATGACAAAAGAATATCCCAAAATGGCAATTTAAAAAATCAAAATATTTCTGTCGATGTGGAGTATATAACAGAAAGTTATAGAGTAAATTTTCAATCTCAAGCAGAGAATATAGTGACTATAGACAATAGTACTTTAGAAAATGATTTAATAAAAAATTCTACAGAAGCAAAAGCGCTAATGAGTTCATTTTTTGATATAAATTCCGCTTACAAATTAGAGACAATTACTGGATATGCTACTGGTAAAATGACCTATTCAGAATCTTCAGAAAGATCACTAAGAATAACTGGAGAAAATGGAAAAGTAAAATTTTATGATTTATCTATAAGCATAAATGCAAAACCTGGTTTATATCAAGCTTCATTTGCTCCAATATTAAGCGGAAAGGGAGGATACTATGTACAAGATTTAGATTTTAGAACTAGGGGTACAGCCAATCTTTCCGTTCAGGGTAAGTGCACTGTAGATTCCATAGGCTCAGTAGATACTCGATCATTGTCTCAACTTTTAGATAGATATAAAAACAAATACATGAGTGATGCCATACTTTTAAATGATGAACTCTCTTTGGATCCAAAAGCTTTATCTTTTAAATATACTTATGAGTTGAGTCACGTTGATGACTCTTTCAAGGAATATAGGGCAAAATAAAATGAATAAAATACAATATTTTAAAGATTTAGCAAACGTTAATTTTGGAGATTATGTATTTCATTTTAATTTTACTGGAGACAATTCATCTACAGATGCATATAGATTAAATAATTCTGGAGATTATAGTAATTTAAGCGGTTATTTTTCTCGATTTAGCTTATCTACAGATTTTAGTGATCAAATTACTTTTTATACTTTACCTTCAGACGCTTACTCTGATTCTGAAGAATATACATTTTTATTTAATTACGAAGGACCACAATCCTTGCCCTGTAATTTATTCTCTACTATAGTCGAAGAAAGTAATACAAAAGTTGGATTTGCTATATCAATAAACCATTATAATGATTTAGCAATAGAATACTATAAAGATGGAATAGAGTATAATTTATATGAAACTGATCTAAATTTAGATACAAAAGGTTTACTTTTTATCAAAGGAAATAAATCCTCTGTGAACATTGGAATTTATAATTTAACAAAAGGTTCTTTGACTCAAGAATCTTTCCCCATAGAATTGAGTGGTATAATTTTAAGCGGGATAAGAATAGGATCATTGGATTATCCAACTTTTAGTAAAACTAATGCTGATTTTAATGGAAAATTAAAAGATTTTGTGTTTTTGAAAAAAAATATAAATGATACAGAACTAGAGATTTTGTTTAATCAATTTGTTTATAATATAGAAGACGCTTATGAATATAATTTATTTAGCGAAAGATATTCTTCAAATTTAAGTCCTCATACGAGTGGAATTTTTGATACATTTACTCAATTCTCTAATAGTTGTTTTACCAAAACATTTATAGAACAAACAGGGTCAATAAACGGATTGATAAGTGGAAGCACAATCGGGAATACAATGGGAGTTTCTGGTAAAGTCAACTTTAATAATTATGAAGTTTTAAAAAGCCCAATGAATACTTTTTTCACTGGTATTAAAAAAACTGGAGAGTTAGTTACAACGTCTTCTGTGACAAGTCTGACTGGATACAAAGATGAGGTTTTAACTCAAATTTATGATTTTTGTCAGGACAAATTAATAGATTTTAAATTCAGATCTGGTTTATTTAAAACAGTTAATGTAGATTCTGTACAAAATTTATTTGGATACGTAGAAGAAACTATAACTTTGCCAACTGGAACAGTAGTATTGACGGGATTTGAAACAATTTTAAACCCAGATTATATTACCCCAGTTAATCCAGATAACCAAAATCTCAATTATGTTTATAGTTTCGATATTGTTAATAATATCAATTACATAACAAAAACAGAATCTTTAACATTCGTTGGTGCATCAGTCGATCCAGATTTTACAGTAAATAGAACTTCTGAATTTGGATTTAGAAAAGTCATTAGACTAAGCAGATTAAATAATTTTATAAATGAACTTGGAGTTGAAAATGTTATAATAAATAATATCTTAGATCAAAATGATATTGTCGAAATATACAATATATCTAAAACAGGTTCAAACGTTGTTTTAAATGATCCTTTATATATAAGTAATGGCTCAAAAAATATTTATATTGGACCTAGCGAAAGATCTAAAATCATAACCTTTAATGGGGTAACTGAATTTCCAGTTTCAGATTATACTATTACAAATTACAATATAACGTCTAATAGAGGCGTGGATAATAAAGACTTTTTAGATTTAGATTTTGTTAAAGATAGCGGATCTGCGGTTAAATTTGATTATACTGGTCAAAATACTGAACCTAATGTTGGAAGAGATTTCTTATTCTTAAATGGTATTAAGTTAATCAGTGGGTATCAATATAATCTGAGTCAATCTAATGTAAACTTTATTAATGAAAATATTCCTGTAACAGGATCTATCGATGGATTTAACGTATTAATCGGCTATACAAGATATACTGGTTATAATAATTTCTTTAATATATATGCTATAAATGGCAATAATAATAGATTTTTTAAGGGCTCTAACGTAATATATTTAAATGGTATTAAATTAAATTTTGATAGCTTTTTAGAAACTTCAGTTAATGATCCATTTTATAATCCTACCTTTAGTGATAAAACAGATGTAACTATATACAACAACGAGGACAATTTCTTTAATATGTAATAATTATGGCTTCTACAACAATCAAAAAAATAGAATCAATAACCTTAAATGGAAGCAATAAATATGCTGGAGGATACATATATAACATATCTTTTAGACCATCTTTTTCAGGAAGTCCTTCTGAAATACAAGTTAATGTAATAAATGAAACTGGCTCTTATACTCCTCCAAAATTAGACTTAAAAAGTCCAGTTCAAGTTAAAATTGGTAAATTAGATCTTGGTGGATTTTTTCTTTATAAAACTAAAAAAAGAAATTCATCTCAAGGTAATATATTGGAGTTATATTTAATAGATCCAACTTTTGTATTAGATAAATTTTTTGTAGGACTTGTAAGTAAACATGGTTGGACGGATAGTTATAAAAAATCTATAGAAAAAGATATTGGTAATATTAAAGCTGGAAAAGGTTATACAGATAGACTAAATGAAATTATAAAATCTGGTGGTCAAGATGGAGTTAAAGGAGATATTTTTTCTCAAACTGATAATTTAATTTTAATAGGAAGACTTTTTCATCCATGCGATACTAATAAAGATAATAAAATTGACTATAGAGAAGATGGAAGTAATTTAGATTTTTGCGATCCATGCCCAAATTGTCCTCAAGAAAAATTTGAAAGCAAATGCTTTGAATTAAGTTCAACTAGAATTTTTGGAGTAGCTTATTCATTTAAAGATTTTATAGATAATTGGACAAAAATAAAATTTTCAAATGGTGTCTCCATAGGAATTGAAACACCAAATATATCATCTAAAAATCCTAAAACTTATGCTAATTTCTTCAGAGAGCATACTGGTACATTAAGAGAAATTTTATCTGCATGGTGCAATGATTTTGGATTAAATTGGTATTACGATTTTAAGAATAAAAAAATAAAATTTATAGATTTATCTTCAAAAGAAATTCAGGTAAAAGAAGATGTTATATTAAATAAATATAAAGATATTCAATTAGTCAGCTATGATTTAGAAGAGACTGTAGAGAATACAGAGCAAAGAGGGTCTATAAGTTGGTATGAAAGAGAGGGTCAGAAAAAAGCTTATGATTGCAATAAGGCTGAACCCGTAAGTTTGGCCCCAGTTTATGCAGCTGATTATTTTGGAAATAGAATAAGGAATGCTGATACTGCGACTGGCGTAGCTAAATTAGACTCTAATGCTGATTCAGTAGGAGCTATATTATGCAATTATAATCAAGCTTTAAGAGATGCTTTTTGGTTTAGGTCAATTTATGAATGTACAACTCCAATAAAAGCTGCTGGATTAATAACAGATCTACAAGAGAAAAAACCAGAAAAATTTAAAAATCGAAATGGAGAGGAAATAATAATATCAAAACCATTTACAATGCAAGAGATGGGCGATATGAAAATTTTAGCAGTTGTAACTAAAGATCCAGTTAAGGGTGGAAAGGAAACGACTTTCTCGAAGAAAGCTAAAGATTTTTATCCAACTTTATATAATCAATTAACTACAATCGAACAAGAAACATTTAATAGATATAGCGGTTATTTTATAATAGCTTATTTTGATGAAGATTATTACAGTCAAAGAATTGATCTAGAAAAAGATGCATTTAGTTTTATGGGAAGATTTTTCATGAGAGAGCATTTAACTAGGTTGTGCGGAATAACTGGCAATCAAGAATTTATTAAAAATAATACTCAAGTTGAGTCTGCTGATGGAACTGCAAGCCTGTATTCTAAATCAGAGGGTATTGGAAGTAATCCTTTAACCAAATATGCATATTATGAATCTGGTTGCTTGGGATGTATGGTCGGAACAGGAAACTTAAGCAAAGAACCTCCAAAACAGCAAAAATATACAAAAGGTTCATCAGTTAATTCTCAAGGTTTTAATTTTGCTGCTTCTAACGGTGGACTTTATCTACAGCAAACTCCTTCTAAATATAAAGAACAAGATGGTCCAACATTCTCTAGCAATATAGGAAATCAAGTTCCATTAAGAGTAGCTCAAACCAGCATTGTTTTAGAAAGAGAACCAGTGTGGTCTCCTACTGTAGATGAATTTACGGAAACTACTGTACAAAATTTAACAGAAACAAATGTCAATTTATTAGCACCAGCGTTTTTAGGTGGAGACGGAAAGGGCTCAGATAATAAATGGATTTTGGAAGCACTAGGTCAAACTGTTTCTGGCATAGAATCAATGATAAAAGTATTAGTAGTTTATCCTGGAGGATTCTCAGTAGATTTAAAAAATAAAGAAAAACATCCTACAGAAAAAACTGTTTTTGATAAACCTAAAAATGAACAAATCTTAAGAAGAATAGGAGGCAAATTTGGTTATGATACAAAGTTAGGTTTATTAGATAATACTTGTTCTAAAATTTCATTCATTCTTTATGACACAAAGGGCAAAGCAGTAAAAGATGTAATACCAAGTATTTATACTCCACCTCATGTTATGCGAGATTTAGAAGGCAAAGAGATAATCAAATCTAAATTTAGTATATCCGCTTCTACTCCTTGCGACGCTTGCCTAGGACAAGAAAATAGACCTCCAGGATATAAAGTTTTTGTAACTCAAAACTTCAGTCAAAGCGTAATCATACCAAAGATTCAAACTGGAGTTGCTTCTGGTATAAAAGCTCCAGAAGAAGTAATGAATTTTAATATTAATTATCGCACAATAACAAATGATGATTTGATAGCCTATACTGGATATAAAGGATATGGATGTGTGCCTAATTTAAGTTATTTAAATGAAATTAATAATAACTATGGGCAATTATCATTCCAAAATAAAGAATCAGATAAAACTTTATCTGTAGAAATTAAAGGTCTTCCAGAGCTAGACGATATCGCTACAGAAATGCAAAATGGATTAAATGAAATAAATATTAATGTTAATGATCAAGGAATATCCTCTAATTTAGTTTATGGAACTAAACTAATGAGAGAAATAAATTCAGATTTAATTAAATTTGACAATGAGAATAGCTTGCTGTCAGTCCCTAGGGGTTTATAATTTATGATTGCTTCTGGTTATATATATAGAAACATCTTAAACCAAACTGGAAATTTTAAAACCAATTGGAGGATTTCTGCAGACAATAAAACTGGAGTATGCGAATTTGGTTTGAGCGGAAGCGTAGCACCTTATAGTAAATATAGTTATTTATTATCTGGAGGAGAAATTTATGATTCTTCTAATAAACTTATAACTTCCTATGAGAATGGGGTAAGTTTTACGATTCAAAATGATTTTATAAATAAAGCAGATACTTTTATCTTTAATAATGAAATACAATATTTTCATAAACCCATAGCTGATAATTATAATTTTAATTATTTTTACGTTAATCCTTCTGGATGTACAATAAATTTTGATTTTGAATTTCAAGGAGAAAGTACTGAATTAGACGTTTTTACTTTAAACGCCAAAACAAAAAATTTAAATACAAATATCACAAATAGAAATATCACAGGCAGATTAATAAATAAAAAACCAGACTTAGAAATTAAAGTTTTTAAAGCAGACGTTCTACAAGAAAATCCTAATTATTACGTAGAAGGTTTTCCAATTAGCTTTTATGAAACTGGAGAATTCTACATTAAGCCAACCCTTGAAGATGATCCCTTCTTTGTAGATGAAATTATACCAATAAGGTTTTATACTAATTTTGGAAATATTGATAAAAATATATCAATTACAGGAAAATTTTTTGATCTAGAGTTCGATTATTTATTCACTACTCCATCTGACGAAGATATTTTAGTTCCTTGGTCTGGTTTAAGAAATGTATATTTATACTATGGAAATAATAATGGCGCAAGTCTAAAATTTAATTTGACTTATGAAAGTGGAGAGACTGGCTACATATATGGACCAATACCAGTTTCTGGAAATTACTCTACTATAATAAGCGGATATGTAAGTGGATCTGGGTACATATCTAAAATTATAGAAGATTATGTAAATTTTACTGGATATAATGATTTTGAAAAAAGAAGATTTGTAAGTGGTGTCACAGGTTTTGAACTTTCTAAATATATTTATGCTACAGGTTTTGTTGAGTATAATTATAGTTTGACTGGTACTGGGTTAGGTACTGGCATAATATATAAAGATATATACTCCTCTGGTTTAGTTGATAGAAAAATATCTGGCTATGTACCTTATCTTGGCGGTGGAGCTATCTTTTTTGGCGAAGACTATTTCTTGGGTACTGGATTTGATGCAGATGAAAACAATAATAAAGTAATAATAACTGGTTACGCTATTTCTGGAATTGGTAATAAAAAATTATACTATACTGGTTCTATAACAGGAATAAACTTAAATGAAGGTCAATATTATGATAAATTATTTGAATATAAATTTATAAAAGAAGATTTTTATTATACATCTCCAGCTTATACATTAACTGGCACTGGTTATGCAACAAATTTTAATTTAAAAACTGGTATAGTTGATGAAAAGTTTTTCATTAATTTTGACGAAGGATATTATTTTTTTGATAAAGAAAGTAGAAGTCGTACTGGATTCTATAATATATCTGACGAAACTAAAGTCATAACTGGGCTATCTGGATTATTGAATTGTAATTTTAGTCAAGATAGAAAATATATAGGCGTCGGTAATATGAGTGGAAATAATAATTTCCATCTATTTATTAGTGCATGCTATAAATCTGGAATTTATTTTAAATATTTAGCTACTGGTTCTGGTTATAATATTAAATATTATATATTAAACTCATCTGGAGAACCAGAATCTTTAGATATTAATGTGCCAAAATTTGTTACAATTTCGCCCAGTCAACAGGAGATGTCTTTTAATAGAGAAAATATAGACTACTTAACTAAGAATATTTATGGATCAGAAATTAGAACAAGAATATCTCATATTGGAAAAACTTCAAGTGGTAGTGGTTATTTTAATAATATATTTTCTGCTGGAGGAGTTGGATGCGACAATAGTGGAGTATGGATTCACGAGGCTCCTGCAATTGAAAAAATAGATAAATACTACTCTCCTTTATTTTTATCAAATGTTAATGTTAATATACTAAGCCATGAAGATACATACTACCATTTTTATGATAATTCTTTGAATTTAAAAGTATTAAAGTCTGGAACAAGAATAGGAAATATAGTGTAAATCTTAAGTAATGAATACCGTTTATATATCCTATCAAAACGCTAATCAGGCTTCAAGTTCTTCAGTAAGTTCTAGTTCATCAAGGTCTAGTTCATCAAGGTCTAGTTCATCAAGGTCTAGTTTGTTAGTATCTAGTTCTTCTATTTCTTCTGGAGATGGTGGTTCATCTGGAGTCGGTGGAGGCGCTGGCGCTCCTTGCGGTGGAGGCCATGCTTGCAGTAGGGCAACATTCGATATTGCTATAGGATATGGGTCAAGTCTTACAAGCAATATATCTGCTGGCCCTGGAGATGTTGTGGTATTAAGGGCAGAATTAAACAATACAGGACCAGGCAACGGAGGACCCGATAATGGGCCAGGTCCAGCTCCTTTTGATGGCACTATGGATAGATATAGTTCTGCAGTAATTACAGCAGAAAAAAGTGCAGAGATTTTTGGAGCAGATGACCATAATAATCAAACTAAAACTTATAGCGTTAAAATTATTCCAATTCCAGAAAATACAAATCCTCATACTGGTATAACTTGGGTAAGAATTAAAAATACTTGTGGCCAAATAGTTTATAGCTGTTGCTTATCTTTGGGTGGCGGAAATACTCAGCCTCCTCTCCCCCCTAATTCATATGGAGCAGCAGGCTCAAATCAAATTTTCAAAATAATAAATTATGCTTCTAATGCTAATGATCCAAAATGGTTGAGTTTAATATCTTCAAGATTAGTTAATAATGACTTGAGTAGTTATCCAACATTTAATATTAAAAATATAAATAAATTTAAATTTAATGAAATATATTATTCTAATGAAAAAGATAAAGCAATAGGTGATGTTAGAGATTTTGGTAAAGGATTCGTTAGTCTAATGACCGCTAGCCAATTTTTAGATTTATGTATAAAAAGACCAAATCAATCAAAAACTGATCAAAAATTCTTTAAAGTATTTGAAAGTAATTGTCCAATCGTAATGCCATCTATCCAAGTCATACAATTCAAAAATGGAGATTTTCATTTGCTTCACAGCAGAGGAAAAGCCACAGTTCATGCGATAAAAAGTAAATATGGGCATGATCATTTAGTGCCAGTTTTTATTGGTTTGCAAAATTTTGATAATCAAATAGGCATTAAAGAAATTGTGAACAATTTAAATAGAGGCGTAGTAGGTGAAGATGGATTGTCAAGGTCAAAGGATGCTTTTTCTTCAAACTATTATGAGTAATAATGTTAAATCGTTCTATCTTTTTAAAATTAAAACAATCATCTGAAGACAAATTAATATTAAATTTATTAAGTTTAATAAGATCATATTATAGCAATAATAGCGTATTAATAAAAAACGTATCTAATTTACCAAATAACACTTACTATATAAATAAAACTGGTTACTTAGAAGGATATATTCTCCAAGAAGGTAATTACTATTTGAACTTATTAGTTTCTAAAAATGGGCTTTTAGAAAATAAATATTTATTTATTAGAGCTACAAGTTCAAAGAAACAAAAATCTTATTTATATAAAGTTACAAATGCTAAAAATGTTGGTTTTATAAAATTTAGGGATATTTAAATATGGCTAGTTCTTCTTTAAGTTGCCAAAATTCCTCAAGTATTCCAAATCAATTTTTAATTGAATTAAATGCTAGTGGAGACTATAAGGTAACTCCTAGCGGATATCAGACTTTACATAAGATGATAATTTATGATGAAGTTGCTTCTGGAATTTATAGTGGAAGATATGAAACTCCATATTTACCTTATGATGGAATTAATACATTAGCTTTAACTGGAATTGTTTCTGGAGTTTTAAGTTCAACATCTGCTGGAGTAGTTACTGGATTTAAAATTGGCATAACTGGAATTAAAAGTGGTATTGTAAAAAATATAGCTTCTGTACAAACAAAATTAAATCCATCTACTAGGGTAGAATTAAAAACAATCTTTAAAGATACTAACGAATATCTTTATGAAAATGAATATGACGGAGCGCAAATTTTAAATCTTATTGATGTAAATTATAGTAACGCAAATGGATTATCTACGTTTCAAAAAACATCAAGAGAAATTTTTAAAGAAGCTTTTTGTTGTAAAAATTTTGAAATTGGTGTTATCAAATTTGCAGGAAAAGATAATTTAGAACTATTTGATTTTACAGAAGATGAAGCAAGCTTAATTAATTATATACAAAACTTAAGACCAGTTGAAAAAAATTATCCAGGTTCAGCAATAAATCAAGCTCTTGATATGGCTGCAACTGCAAATTGGAAATCTAATAAAACTAAAATTGTCAATATAATATCTAACAATAAACCTTATAT